CCGTGCCGGGTGCTCCGGGCAAGCCCGGCAGACCGTCTTCTCCGTCGTCGCCGTCGAGACCGGGCATACCGGGCAATCCGTCAGCTCCGTCCGTGCCGGGTGCTCCGGGCAAGCCCGGCAGACCGTCAAGACCATTCTCGCCGTCCTCGCCGTCACCGAATAAAGAGATCGCAGCCGAGACGCGCGGCTCCTGCGATGTGATGAAAGTCCCATCAGGCAGTCGTTCGAGATAGCCGAAGGTATCTAGAGCGGCCAACTCTACAATGTTCTGCGGGATCTCCTGAATGCGCTCCCAGAACGGTGTGCTCGTGTCCGTGGGGTTCGCGCTAGGGATTACCTGCGACTCTTGCACGGTGAGTGTTTGGAACGCCTGCTTGATCAACGCTACAACGTCCGCCTGCGTCAGTGCGTCGCCCGTGTCGATCTGGATGGCGTGTCCTACGGTTCCGAACCGCTGGACCTTGTAAATCGCCATTACGCTAACCCCTGAGCTTCGCCTTCCTCCGCTCGCGCTCGGGTGTACTGCTGGAGATACTTCAGCCAGTCGCTCGCCTTGGCCCCGGCGTTCGCGTCCGCCAGTGGTGGGGGTTCCTGTTTAACCGGCACCTTAGACTTGGCCGGGGGCGCGGCAGGGTGCTGCGCGCCCGCGAGCGCTACGTCGTCGCTGAGCCCCAAGAGTTGTGACAGGGTTCCGGGTCCGTTCACTTGACCGCCCAGAGGGATCGCAGGAGCCCCAGGGCCGGTTGCCGGGCCGGATGGCACCAGTGCACCCCCCAGACCGGGCGTCGGCGCAGGGGGCGTCCCAAGCGACCCCGGAGGGGGTTGCAAGTCGAGCGGGGCGGGCGCGTGCATCGTAAACTGGTACTGTTCCGGGTTCATGGGCGCTACGCCCGGCGCAGCACCCGCGCTACCGGGGGGCTGAGCGAGGTCCATGTGCGAGCCGAACATGTCCGAGCCCGGCCCGAGCGTGTCCTGAGAGGCAGGGGCAAGCGGTGCCATGTTCGGACGCGGCGGCAGTATGCCGGGGTCAGCACCGTTGCCCAGAACACTCTCCCCGCCTGTGAGAATGTTACGCCCGGTGCCGCCACTCAAAGCCTGTAGCCACGAGGCAGGTTTCGTGAGTGAGATATCGTGTAGATCTTTACCGATGGAAGGCTTGTTCAACAGACTCGGGTTGCCGGTCACCTCGGGGTTCGCTTCCGCGAAGTCGGCGGCGGTTTTCATCGGACCGTCAAGTAGCTCGGGATCGGCGCGCGTTACACGTCCGAGCGCCTTAAGATCAAACGTATCGCCGCGCAGTGCTGCCTCGGCGGTAAAGTTCTTCGCTAGAGTTTTGCGCGCGTCCTGAAACTGCTGCAAGTCGGTGCCGCTGTTCGGATCAATGCTACGCCCCACGTGATCTTCGATCGCACGAGCCATGTCCACCTTGGCCTGTCCAATCGCCTGCGTATCGAGATCGTCATTGCCGAGCTGCTTGAAACCCTCTTGACGAAGGTTCCGCATATTTGAGACCCAATCCTGACCGCTCCACGGCTTACCTTGGGGGTTAGTTGGCGACAATAACTGATCGCGGATAGCTTCAATATTACTCTGTACGTCTTTGCCACCCGTGTTTACTACGCCTTCAGCGGGCGCGCCTGCGCCTCGCATTGCTATCTGCGCTGCGTCGTCAAGCGGTCCCGGCTGCACGCCTGCGGCGACGCGATCATATACAGCATTCGGAGCCGCACGTGCGTCTTTTAGCGCTTTCGCACTCGGCACAGTGCCCGCAGGTAAGCCTGCTTCCGAGCCGATCACTGTATTACCGACAGCAGAGTTGTGGTGCGTCAACGCCGGGCCAGTGGAATCTCCTGCCAGCGCTTTCCCGATAGTGGAATCCGCAGCGCGGAAGCCGAGCGCACCAGCGTCGGTCGCTGTACGACCGCCCGCTTCAGCAGCGGCGTCCGTGAGCGCGCCGGGTATGCTCGCGGCGGCTTTACCAACATCAACAGCGCCTTTTGCTACGCCTGCGGCTGGCAAGAGGTTCATTACGTCGCTGCCGACGCCGAGTGCCTGATGCCCAGCATCACGTATTACATCAGCAGTCGGTGAGTGCTGATCCATGAACGGGTTTGGAGTAGTGGCTATTTTAGCGAGCGACTGTCCGAGTCCCGAGCCCGCAACGTCGTGCGCGATACCGCCTACGTCCGAAAGAAAGTCTTTACCAGCTTGACCGGGCTCGAACGTCGGAGCCAGAGGCGTTGTGCGCGGGCCACCGCCAGTGATACGGCTGTAGAGATCCGCCGCCGCATTGACCGCGTTGCTCGGAATGTTGCCGAGTGTAGACGCGCCAACTTCACCTTCGCCTGCGAGAGTGTGCAGGAACGAAGGCGCAGACGACTGCGCAGCACCACTTGGCGACGTTTCTGTGTTAGAAGTCGCAGGGGGCGCAGCCGTCTGCAAGCGTTGAACAATAGCGGCAAGGCGCTGCGCATCCGCTGTATTACCAGCAGCGTGCGCCGCACGAAGTGCGGCCATTGCGTCGTCAATCGCGGCCACTTTCTATTTTCCTTTGGCGAGGTATGAGTTCACTAATGCCTGATCCTCTGCGGAAAGGCTGCCCGCTGGTGCCGCGTTGTCCTCTTGAATGTTGAGCGCGCTTGCGATCTCAGGGCGCAACTGTGCGCTCGTGAAGTCGTGCTTGCCGGTCTGTTTGTACTGCTGCTGGAGCGCGAGCGCTTGCTCACGAACCATACTACGCAGCACGCCTGCGGCCTGATGCGCCTGATCTGGCGATGCCGTGTTGCCGAGCTTTGCCTCAAGTGGCGAGCGTTCGTTCAGTGTTCCCGCGTTGGCACCGGCCATAGCGCGCATTACCTCACCGACCACAAACGGCGCAGCTGTATCGATGTTGGTAGGTGCAGCGTTGCCAAATTCAGTCTTAAGCGCATTCATGGCTTTGTTCTTAACCTGAACATCGCCGTTGTTGAGTGCGTCCACGAGCTGATCATACACAGCCAAGTGTCCACCAGCGCGGTTCACGAACTGCACCTGTTGACCGGGGGAGTTGGGACCGCCGCCCGGTGAGAATGCCTTCACGGCTTGCTTCTGGTTTTGCAAGTTGAAGCCGCCACCCGTCACAGGAGCAGGAGCCGTAGCAGGCGGTGCAACAGCCGGAGGTGCAACGGGGGGAGCACCCGGAACACCGGCCGGAGCATAGTCAGCGGCGCTAGGTTTCGGGGCGAGTGCGTTTGCCGCAGCGAGAGCGGCCGGGTTGTCCTTCGGGTTGTCGCCCGGTCCCGGAGGAGCAAGCGCGGTGCTCGGACCGGGCGCGACAGGCGGTGCGCCGGCCACGGTGCCGAGTCCGTTGGGATCATCGATCGTGCGCAACGCTGTAGCTACCCCAGCGCCGCCTTGTCGCGGCGAGCCCGGATTGTAGCCGTTGTGCAGAGCCCATGCCACGTCGTTCAGCGCCTTCGGGTCTGAGGGAAGCATGGACGGGTGGAATTTCTCCGGCGTCAAACGCTCCTGATTGTAGAGACTGCCCTGCGCTTCGTTCTTGTCAATCAATGACTGACCAAGCGCAGTGGTGTCCACGTTGCCGCTGCCATACATGTCGGTGCTGCCGCCCTCGCCTACCGCATGGACAAACTGCACAGGCGTATCACCCGCTGCCGAACGCAGACGGTTGATATCACCGCCGCTCAGGTTCGCGCCAAGCTCCGCGCTGCGCGCCTGCGTAGTCAAATGCTCTTTGAGTGCATTCTCATAGTCGAGCGGATGCTCGCTGTTCGCCATGAGAGCCGCATAGACCTTCGCTTGGCCGGGATGCATGCCCTGCGCGGCCTCTTGCTCCGGGGTCATGTTGGTGAGGTAGTCGAGTGCGTCACCTTTCTGCACGCGCAGTCGAGCCTCGGCGAGTGCGTTTTGGGTGTTTGAACCCATCTGCACGCCTTGCGCGTATGCTACATCCTCGTTGGGTTTGTTCGCGCCCGCGAGGGTTGCACCGAGTGCGCCTATTCCACTTCCGTTAGCCATGACTGCCTTATCCTGTGATCGGGGCTACGCCCGTGTTGTTACCCTGATTCTGGAGCCAGTTGGCTCCGGCACCGTAGTAGGGGTCCGGGTTGATGTTCGTTGAGCTGTTGTACTTCGAGCCGTATATCGTCCCTCCCGTCGCCATCGCGCTGCCGAGCGTCGAAAGCCACGGATTAGATTGAATGGACTTCTCCTGCGCGCTCAACTCCGTGCTGAGCCCGGCGCTCTGGTTCTGCAAGAGGCCGAGGTTCGAGGCAGTGTTGCCGATGTCGAACGACTCGCCAAGTCGCTGAAGCTGCGGCGCGTTAACGTTGGCGTCGATACCCGCCTGTGTGTTGCCGTATTGGCGAACACTCGCTGCGTCATTCGCTGCGTCCGTGTTGTAGCGCTTGCTCGCGCCGCTCATTGTCGGGTCCGTGGAGCTTGCGGGCAATGCGTTCTGCAACGCGGAAGTGTACGCGGCTTTCTGTGCCGCCGCAGCCTGGTCCGGCGTCGAGTTGGCAATCTCTTTCGTCAAGTTCTGAACTTGCGAGTTCGCCTGCGAATTGAGCTTGCCCTGATTGATGATGCTCTGGGCGGCGGCCTGATCTTGCTGCTTAGCCTGTTGATCGGAGTTGTAGACGGACACACCCGTCCCTGCCGCCGATAAAGCGGCTCCAATTATCATTGGAAGCATCTGGACGCACATGGCTAAGATCCGTAAGGGGACGCGCTGGTAGGCGTTCGCCCCATTGGCGTAGCATACAGCCCGTATTGTAGGCCGCTGCGGAGATTTTTTGCAGTCTGCTCATTGGTGTACATGGTGTTAATGTCTCCGAACACATCACCCAAGCCTTGCGCAGCGTTTTGGTTCTGCGCAGCACCATAGTTCGCGGATAAAGCGGCCGCCGTCTCCTGACCCGCGTTGCCTATGTTGCCGCCCGATTGTGCGAGCGAAATCATCTGCTGTTTCGTCGCTTGATCTTTAGCTTCGAGGCTCGATACGGCTCCCTGAACCTGCTGCTGCGCGGCGAGAGTGCCGCGCGCTTCGTCCTGCCCGAGAAGCTGACCCTGATCCGCAGCGTTTGAACCGCCAGAGAGACCCGCGCCCGCCATAGCGAACTTGAGATTGCGATTCGCAATCGTGTTCTGCCGGGCAAGTTCGGTCTGGTACTGCTGATTTAGAGCATTACCATAAGACGTGTATTGGCTGTTGCGGTTCGCAAAAGCGTTATTGATAGCCTGCACGTTTCCGGCAGTCTCAGCCGTCTGCTGTTGCTGAACTTGCTGCTCCGCGTTAGACGCAGAGTTGTTGCTTCCGCACATTAGTCCTCTCCACCGAGTGCAACCCACATGGCTGCATCTTCGCCATTCATACCGTAATTGCGGAGAGTGCTTTCTTTTGTAAGGCCAATACTACCATACCAGCGCTGAGTAAGCTCGCGCTCGGCCAGCACCAGCGTTTCGAGCCGGTGAATGCGGCGCGGCTTGCCGGGCGGCACGCGCAGCATGCCCGTGACGACGCCGCGCACGACTTTCGTCACACCGCGATAGTTCTCCGGGAGCCATGCCTCTGCCGTCGAGAGGAACCAACTGCGCATCGCGCCGGGCGACGTTGGCGTATAGCCGCCGACCGCGACAGCTTTGCCGTTTTCCTTCACAACAGCCCACTTCGGGCCGGGTATGTTGAAGCACTGCATCGCCATTTGCTGATGCTGCTTATCCGCGTCCGCGCCCGTGAAGGCTGTAATCTGCTTTTTTTCATCGTCGAGCAGCTCGTTGCACACCACAAGGGCGTCGAGCAGCATCATCGGTCGTAGGCTTATCATGTTTTAGGTCTCGCTGAGGGTGTTGATGTGAACAAGCAAAGACTGCCATTCCGCGTATTGATTCGGGTTGAATGACAGATTGAACTGAAAGCTTGGTGCTGTCAGCGGCAATGGGATAAGGCCGATACCCGGCAGCGTGTCGCCGTCGAGCGCGTAATCGTCGGTCACTAGCGCGGTATTGTTCTGATCGTAGCCGACGTACACCACGAGCGACCCGGTGCAAACGAGATCGAAACCTTCGAGCTGTTTCTCCAAGCCTACGGGGCCGAAATCGAGATAGTTCCAGCGGATGAGCATCTGATAATCGGTGAACTGCGCGGTGCCGCTGAATGACTCTGTAACGCTCGCCGTAGCAGGCGCGTTCAGTTGATAGGTGCCAGTGCTGCCGATGCCGGTTGTGCTGCCCGAACCGTAAGGCTGGACAATGCCGGTGATGTGCGCGCTCGTGATCGTATCGTTGGGCGCAATTATCCAGCCCTCGTTGGTGTCGATTCCGGTGATAGTGACGGTGCCTGAGCCCTCAGTAAGCTCAATAGTGCCAGTGTAGGTCACAGTGTCGTCGGTCGTTGTGCCTTCCGTGTCGCCAGTGTCGTCGTCAATGTAACTTTGGTCTACCTGCCAAACTTTGTTGTAGGAGCGCAGATAGAGCACGCCGTCGAGCACGGTCCAATCATCTATCGGTCCGGGTGTCTCAGGGAATTCGTAGCGGCTCCAACTCATGTCAGCAGAGCCGCCGTTCGCGGTGAACACCACGGCCTCAGAGCCGAAGTTGAGCCAGTACTGACCTGTACCGGGCCACACTAAACCGATGGGTGTTTCGCCGCCTGCGATCAGCTTGCGCACGATTGGGTCCACGGCTTTACCGAAGCTGCCAGCCTGCAAGTTGCTGCCCGCGCCAGCCACGCCGATCGAACGGATGCCTACCGGCGACAGGAACAGCAAGTCGTTGTTACACGGCTGCACGCTGCGATGGTATTGGCACCCAACTGGCGTCGCGTCGAGGAGCGCCATGTTGTTCGGGTCCGGATCGATCTGCCACATTTGATAGCCGAGCGCATTGAAGGCCATCAGGTTCGAGCGGTACAGGCCAAGCGCCTTCACAGGTTCGTTGCCGTAGGTCTGCAAGCCGAAGGGCAGATAACCGGCGTCAAACTGCGATGTCCAATCGAGCGGATTCGTCGTCGCGCTGTACGCGATGGTGTCGTTGTTGCAGGCAAAGATTTTGCTCGCGCCTATGCACACCTCACGAGAGTTGGGGCAATTGACATCAGTCACACGCCCATCTGTCGCAACCCAACTGATAAGGCTCGCGCTATCGAAGCCGTCTTTTACGTGTCCACCGACAGCCAACGGCCACGTCGGCTCCGTGGGGCCTGACTCAAGGATAGGGTATGCAGTCCATTGCACGAGCGAGGCGAACTGTGCCTGCCAAGTGACCGCGTTATCAACTACCGTGTCGCCCGAGTCAATAGGCCATACCGGCTCATGAGCACCAGAGAGCCCTGCGGCCGTCTGAATCGCTTCAAACACGAGGCCGGGCGGCAGGCCCGTGAAAGTGTAGTCCCACATGCAATCATCAACATAGACGGTCGTACCACCGTTGCCGTTGCCGGTCATGGTTACACAGAACTGTGCGAAAGCAGCATGCGCCGGGGCGGTACCGGAGCCTGCACTCTTGCGCCATACATTTAACGGTGCGCCGCCGATCATACCACCCGGAATTGAGCCGCCCGTGCCGACTGCCGCGCTCTGTGACAGTGGGTTGTTTGAGCTGTCGTACCATTGGATGAAGCAACCGGCGTTGTTCCAGTTGACGCCGACACCAACAAACACCATGCATGAGAAGTTGATCTTCTGGCCGGGGCGCACGGGTGCGACGTAGTTATTGGCGAGCGTCACGTACACAGAGCTATTTGGCCCTGTGCCTGCCGCACCTGCGAACAGCGCCGACTGCGAGCCGCTGAAGTGTTCAGCGGTGCTGGCGACGACCGTACCCGCGCCAAACTCGGCGGTCTGCGTCCAATCCGTCATGCCGTCTTCAAAGTCAGCGTTGTTCGGCTGGTGCTGTGTAACCTCGCCAGCGGAGCGCGGTACAATGAACGTGCCAGGCTGATAAAGTGTATTTGCTGCCCATGCTGGAATTGACATGGCGCTACCCCGGTAAGAACGGATTGCCGGGGTTAAGCGTTCCGCCACCGCTCGGCGCATTGTAGTAGGGATTACCGTACTGACCCTGCGTGTTAGAGCCCGGCTGATTGGCGCTGGTCTGCGGCGCGGCTTCCGCGTTCGGATTCGCAGCCTGATCGATGGAGTCTGACGACTCTGTTACCGTTCCGCCAGAGGTCGTCGGCCAATCAGGTTCGCTCGAACCTGTTATAGGGTTGTCGCCCTCGACACTCGCAACGAAGTAGTACCCGTTAGGCACCGTGGGCTCAACCTTGCTGTTGTTCGCAACGGGTGTGTTTGGAGTCCAAACAGGGTATGGCGTGCCAAAGCGTGTCGCAGTGAAGTTGAGACCGTTGGGGTCTGTCGGCGATACCACATCGCCAATCATGTATACGGTGTCTGCTTTCCACGGGTTGTTCGGACCCTGAATCCAGTAATGGAACACGGTGCCGTAATCCGCGACGTAGCTATCTACCGCGTAAAATTCGGCCACAACATACAGAAACCCCATGAAGGGGGCGGCGAAGTGGATGATGCTGATTGGAATAACCGCATCGTTCGAAACTTGCAGCGGGTGCGTCAGCACGTGCAGCACGTAGCCATCAGGCACGTCAACTACTTTATTCGCGAAAGTATGCAGAGCGCCGTCGAAGGCCACGAGCCCGCGTGTGGTTTCGTCGAGTACGTTCAGTCGGATGGTGCCGGGGCGAACCTGCACCGTCTTTTGCGCGGTAACGAATCCGTTCTCTAAGTCAAAGAGAACGTTAGCCGCAGCCGCGCCCTTCAGACGCAGACGGTTGATGCCGCCCTGAATAGCGGTCAGCGGTTGTGGAGTCGCCCAAGTCATGCTTAGGTGTCCAGCGGCAAGAACTTCGGCGGCGTCGCCGGGTTCGCTACGCGCGTGCGCGGCACGTACTTGCGAGTCAAATGTGTGCCCGCCACAAGGTCTCGCACATAGGCACCGGCCTGTGACGCCACGCTCTGTGCGTCCCTCTGGCCGTAATGAGACTTCGCGTTCGCGAGCGCCAGCAGAAATACGGCTTCGGAGTCAATTGTCGTCTGCGGGTCCGAGCTATCGTTCGGAAACGGCAGAAGTCCGATATGACCCTTCAACCAAAGTGTGTACGCCGATTTTGGCGCGGGGAAAATCTCGACGCACTGGCGGATCTCATAGTTCGTCGGCCATCCGGTTGAGATCTGAACTCGCGTGTACAGGATCGGATCGATGCCTGCCTGCAACTCGTACCACGCTTGATTCAAATCCTCGAAGCCGACCCACGAAACCTTGTAGGGATCAATCGTGTAGAAACAATCCGCCGTGTCGTCATTGTCATTGGCCGCGATGCCATAGAAGCGCACGCCGGGCACCATCGTCCACTTGAAGAACCGCTCTGTGTGCAGCTCGCGGTGATTCTTATAGAGCATTACCTGAGAGTTGTACAGGAATTCGTAGAGCAAATCGTTCATGCCGGGCGGCGGATTATTCGCTGAAGCCGCGTAGCCAAGTCGCACCATCATGCGGTAGCGCAGCTCGTTGAGAGTTTGCAGCTCGATGCCCGACGTGCTGAACAGCGTGCAGTCGCAGTTAAACTGTTCTTCAGCCGGGCTAGGGGGCGGTACAACGAACGAGAAGTCGAACGTTACCTCCTGATTGATGGGTAGTGTGATCGAGTCGCTGTCGAGGAGCCAAGTAAAAATTGTATACCCGGAGTGCGACGTGTCAATCGTTGCAGCCGCGAACTGGAACTGCTGCGGCTCGCCGTTCGAGTCGGTCCACGCTACCGTGTCAAAGATGGTCGCTTGCTGAGTGCCTACCACACTCACTGCAAACGTGTTGATAGGTGTAAATGAGTTGAACTCTTGGCAGACGTTGATGATCGTAATGCCGTTCACTTGCGGAGGGTTCGTCACCGCAGAACCGCACGTCGCCCCGCTGTTGAATGTGCCATCGTACCAGCCGTAGCCGCCGAGGTTATCGGGGCCGCCAGTAAACGGCCCGCTCGCATTGAAAGCGGAGTTTATTGTGAATTCTGCTGTTTGATCAGCCACGCTATTCCCCTGCCAGCGCTTGTCCGAGCTTCTTGCGCGCGGCGCTCTTGATCGCCGTCTCTTTACCCTTGGAAATGTTACCTGCGTTGAACGAGCGTGTGGCCCCGCCGATCGCTAGTCGCTGGTGCTTCTTATTATTCATAGGGAAGCCCTTGGCCCCCTTGGGTCCGCCGCCGAAGAAATCACCCTTGCGATCCGCCATGTTACTCTCCAAAAAACTCCGGGGATTGCTCCCCGGAGAAGTTTCACTCACCCGCAGAAAACTTATGCGAGATCGGCATTCTCCTCAGCCGACACACTCTTTGCGATGGCCTCGCCCAGCGCCTCGATGCCTTGCTGGAATTGCCCGTACACCGCCGCGACAAACGGGACGCCCTGAGAGCCGTCCTCGTTTTTCGTGTTTTTGTACAGATTCGAGAGCCTCATGTACTCATCGTTTGCGTTCGGCCCAATGGGTGAACTCACCGACAAGTCGTCAATCACCGTCACGTCGCCATGAACTGCTTCGAGCACTGGGACTTCCCAAGCGGGAACGTCTTTGCGAATCGTCGTATTCTCTGAGCGGCGGATATCAATCGTCTTAAACTGGATCTTAACCATTTTCTTATCTCCGGGTTGAGTGTGAAAAGAAACCGGCCCCCTGCGGGGCCGGTCGTTTGCTGCATCGTCTTAGTTGCTGAGAAGGGTCAAATTTTCCGTGACCGTACGAATGTACTGTCGGTCAATCTGAACCTGCGTGGCTCCGCTGCCCGCAACTGCCGTTGTGGTGCTCACCGTGCCTGTCCACGTAACGCCGTCGTCCGAAGTCTCGAACGATGCCGGGGTCGCGCTGAAATTCAGCGCAACGCAGTCATAGTTCGCGACAAACGGCAAGCGTACCGTGTCCGTGGTGGCCGGAGGAACTTCGCCGGGTGCGGTATTGTAAACCGTGCCCGCTGTCATCTGAAAAGAACGCATTTTCGTCTCCTGCTGGGGCCGGACTACCCGGCCCCTGCTTTTAGGTGGATTGGGATTACGCCAGTGCCAGCACTGCGTGCGCGTTACGTTTGCCGGTCGTCAGAGCAGCCTTGCTCGTGACAGCCCAGTAGTGCACGTAACGGTCGTACACGCGAGGCGGACGCCGTGAAATCATCCAATGCCCTTTGATCGGGCGAAGCTTCAGGTGCTTGCTGTTCAGGAAGTAGCAACGTGAAGGCCATGAGACGGACGTGGATACCTGCGCATCCAGAATGTCCATCACGGGGTCCCAAATCAGCTCGACACCCTTGAAGTACAGGCCGGTCTGAATGCCAGAGCCAACGCCCGCGTCCAAAGTGGTCGCTTCTTTGTTACCCGTCTTGCCGCCAAGGAACACTTGGCGCTGAATCGCACCGCCCGGTGAACCCGCCGCTGCGCGATAGGCATCAACCCAATCGGCACCGCAGAGGATGAAGTCCGGGGCTGCGCCGCCGACGCGGATACAGGCACGCCATGCAACTTCCATGTCGTCCAACATCGTCGAGGCAGAGCTGCCCACGTTGATGTTGACGTAGTTGCGCCACCAGCTGTTCGTCGCCGGGTCAATGCCGCCCACAACGCCGTGCGTCGGGGTGATTGACACGATCGAGTCAAGGCCGGGGATATCAGTCGTGCTCTGCGACCCGTCAAGGTGCAGCATGATATCGAAATTCTCGTTGAAACCGAGTTTCAGCGTTTCCATGTTCTCTTTGAGGAGATTGGTCAGCTGAACTTTCTCGGCGTCACTCGGCGTCGCATTCCGGTCGTCCGTCATGATGATGCCGTTCTGCGCAAGCTCGTCCTCGTTGAGACCGAAGCCGTCGTGGAACGCACCCCAAGTGAACTTGGACTGCTGGAGGGTGCGCTTGCGGTTGTACGTAACCTGCGAGTCACCGAAGTAGGACTGGAAATTGCTGTCGTTCGTGAAGCGTAACTGCTCCACTACGTACTGCAAGCCACCGCCGTATTCAGACTTGCCCTCGACCAATTTCTTGATCAGCGGACGTGCGGTGTTGTAATTGTCGATCGGATCGTTTTTCAGATACCAATCGATCGCTGCGCGGCCCGCGTATGCGAGCTGTTCGGCATTAAAAGGCATTTTGGTCGCTCCAAAAAAGTTGGGTATTCGTTTTGCCCTGATGGAGCGACCATCGAATTCGGCGGCCCTCTGGCGAGGGGTTGCGGGCCTGTTAGGAACGCCCGGCTTCTACTCCAAAACAGTCGGCTAGGCAGCCGATGGTGCACAATCTACCGATCGGAGGAATTTATTGCAACACTGCCGTTTTTCAGCCAGCGGCTAGCTTCGTTTTCGATCATCCGCATCTGCTTTCCGCCGCGCACACTGTCGCCGTGCTCGAAGATGAAATCCCGCTGCGCGGTGACGCTGACACCGCGCACGCCGAGCCATTTTTTACGGTACGGGCACGGCTTCGTCGGCTTGAATGTTTCCTCCGGGTAGAAAGCGGGCCATTTGTCGAGAAGTGGTCCGCTCATGGGGCGAATCGGCACCGAGCCGACGAACTGCGCGAGAAGTCCGAGACGACGACGCGCCATAAGGTGCTGTTGCAGTGCTCGGCCCGGCACGCGGCGTTTTTTCGCCTCGGCGTTGCTTGCATCGTGGAAGTAATGCCGCCCGGTGATCCACATGTCGAGCCCGGTAACAACTGCCGGCGCTGCACCGAGCACCGCCGCGAGCGCTACAGCCATAAGCCCCGAGTTGCCGACGAAATCCCAACCCGGCAGGCGATAGTCCGCCCAGCTCCATTTGTTGACGATCGGTTTGCCGTACTTCGAAAGCGTCGCTTGCATTGACTCGCCGGTTTCGCAGTGCTTCTTGTCTACGTTGACGATGAGATCAACCGGAAACTTCGATTGGCGCAGTCCGTGCGCGTTCGCTGAGATCACGCACGCCGGTTTCCAGTCGGCGGGCAAGCTGAGTAGATCCGGCACGACGCTGGGGCCGCCGCCAAGCACGAGTATAGGTCTACCAGCCCACACATCAAACAGCTCTGAGATCAGTTTTTGCACTTGAAACGTATCCCTTGCTCGTGCGCTGCTGCTTCTAGCGCAGATAAGGGTGCGACGCGCGCTCTAGCCAGTAGATTTATGTATACAGATGCGAAGTATGCTCCGTGATCCAGTGCTTTAGGTTTTTTGCGCCATACTATCGCATGCGCGGCTTCGTGGAGACACGTTGCCCGGTTCTTTCCTCCTCGATTATTAGGCTCCTGCGCTTCCAGCGAGATCTGATGGTGGTCTGGATGATAGAAGCTATATCCGCGCTTTTTATGTTGTACAACCGTAGGCGGGGGCACACCGAAAAGGCGGCACGCTTTTCGAATTATAATCCTGCACTCTTGAAGCGTAAGCGAGTTCTGTGACCACTCAAGCCAGCCATCTTCGAACGAGTAGATTTTATTGCGGCAGCTTGCGTCGCGATCCACTTTTTTAATGCGGCGCGCCTTTTTGCACACCCCGTGCATGGCTTACCGCCCGGCATACTCAGTCAGGGCCGCAGAGATCGCTTCATCAACGCTCTTTGGTTGCTGTTTGCCTTCACCGCTCGGCGTCTTGGCGCGCATCGGCTGCTGCTTCACTACTACCGGCGTTTTCACTGTAGGCACCACGGTTTTCGGCACAACTGGCGCGGGTGCAGCTACCTTCGCAGCCGCGTAGGCGCGCTTGAATGTGTCAACCCATTGCGACGGCGGTATAGTCTTAAAAACTTCCTTCAGCGGGCCGACCAGCGCGTCGTATTTGGCCTGATAGTTCGGGTCCGACGCCTTCAACTGCGCGCCGAGCGCGTCGAGCGCGCTTACGGCGGCGGTACGAGCGGCCGTGTGCGCCTGTTGCTGCTGTTCCTGCTGCTGGCGCTGCTGTGTGTTGTGCGCTTCGTTCGCGGCGCGGTTGCGCTGCATGGCAAGCTCGCGCGCGTCTTTGGCCTGCATCTGACCTGCGGCGACTTTCGCCTTCAGATCCTCGTGGCCACGCAGCACGTCAACCATCGGATCATCGATGCCGAGTTTCAGCGCCATGCCCTCGACTTCCCGCTTCAGAAATTCGTAGGCTTGCTGGTTGTCTGTCGGATTCTTGCTGTGAAATAATCGCAGAAAGGTCATAGTCTGCCCGAACTGTTCGGGTGAGACACCAGTGGACGCAATCCGTTGAAACAACTGATCACTGTGACCCGCGCGCTCCTCGGCGTCGCGAACTCGCGAGGACAAACGGCCAAACCGCTCCTGCGTGCGTTTGCTCCATTCCTTCTCAGGCGCGCCGTCCAGATCATCATCCTTACCGGTTTTGGTCTGCTCACCCTCTTTGTTCTCGGGCTGCTTGCCCTCCGCTTCCTTCTCCTCGGGCTTCTTGCCGTCGCGGGGCAGGAATCGGCCAGTGGTCGGATCACGGAGTAGCTCGCCCTTTGGTCCCTGCTGATGTTTGTCAGCGTCAAATTCTTCCTCGGGCTGCTCCTCGACCTTCGTCTCAACTTTCTTCGGAGCAACACCTGACGCTTCGTCAAGAGCAGCACCAATAGCGTCCTCAATCGAGGGGACCTCGACTTTGGTTTCAACTACGGGCTCGACCGGCGTCTCAACTACCGGCGTTTCGACCTGCGTCTCTGGGGTTTCTACTTTTGTTTCTTCGGCCACGGGTGATGCTCCAAACTATTATTGATGAGGGATAACAATTCCGCCCGGTGCGCCATGAGGCTGCGTTGTCGGTGCTTTCGCCGGTGTACCGTGTCCGCCTGCGAGAAGCGCGGCGACGTTCGGGGGCGGCGGTGCTCCTGAGCCCGGCGCGCTCGGCAATCCGGGCGGCACAGGCGGTGCGATGCCCGCAGCGCGGTCGCCGATCGCGAGCGCGTCCTCGGGGGGCAGCACTCCCTTGAGCGCGACGCTGACTGTCGGCGGCGGCGGTCCGGGCGGCGGCGGCGGCGGCGGGGGCGGACCCTGCGGCAGAAAATCGTTGATATCGAGCGAATCGTCAAGGCGACGAAGCGTCTCTTTGAGAATGTTTATCATCGCCGTCGCGAGACCTGGATCTCCGGCCTGCGCCATGCGAATGTGGCCGAGCGCCTGCTGCAGCATCGGCATGAAAGTTGACCAATTCTGCTTGTCGGCCTGTGCGTTCGGTTTGCCGGTCGTACCTGCGGCAATATCGATCTCAACCATCGTGAGAAGATCTTCAACATCCATGCCGTAGGGCCAGAACGTCTTGGGGCCGCCGATGCGCTGCGCGCCGACTGGCTTGATTTCTTGGATCGCGCACTCTGAGGTGTAGTGTGCGAAGTCCGTCAGCATTTCCTCCAGTGTGTCGCGGTCCGTGCCCGTGCGCGTCTGGAAGCCGGTGTTCTGAATGTTGGCCTCGGTCGCCGTCTTTGGCTGCGAAGAGGTCTGCTGCAACGCTTCCTGTGCGCCGGACATTCGCTCCATATCGTTGACGATCGGCGATGTGTCATATAGCTGCGGATTGTAGGTGCCAACAGGCTTCGCGGCGAACAAGTTCGCGAGCGGCACAGAGGAGCCCGACGTTGACTTGATCGGTATAAGCTCTTGTGACGCTGAATCCTTCAGTTTGTTGGCCTCAGTGGGGTCAACTTCGCCCGCGTGGAACATCACGCCGGGAATTGAGCGCTCGCGGCAGAGGCGCTGATTCGAGCGGCACGCACTATACTCATCTTGCAGCTTTTTCAGGCGTTCAGGCAACGACTGAGGGTGTCGTTCACCGTCAACTTCGTAGAAGGCCAAAGCGAAGTAGGGGTAAAAGCGGCTGGTTGCCTGCGGCGGGGGAAAAGGGTCAATGGCCCATTTCGTAACTCCGTCAACAAACGTCTTGATAAGCCCGTCGCGATGGTCCCACAGCTCGACGATCTTGCAAAACTGAATCGGGCGAGAGCCGCCAACTGTACCGGCTTGGTTGCCCGGCGCGGTTTTCTGAAATTGGCCTTCATAGGCAGGTTCTCCGGTCGCCGATGCCAGCGCGTCGCCTTTGCCTTTGCTCGGCTGCTGGCGCTGATAGAAAACCGTCGCGATTTTGAGATCTTCTGGTGTAATGTTCTTGCAGCGCGCAATTATCTGCGACTGCGGTACGTACATATCATTGGAAATCCAGTCAGCATCGAGATAATCGTCCAAATTGGAGATATCGAGCGAAACCTGCATATCCTCGGCGCGACAGAAATCGATCGCCATGCCGTATTTTGTCTTAAGTTCGAGCTTTTGCTGAAGTGCTTCCTTCTCGCGCTCAATCATCTGCTTGCGGGCATCTTTGTCGTTCTCGGTGCCGTCCTCAAGCATCTCCTCTTCAGCGTCGATCTGCGCGAGCTGCGACTCCATAGTCGTCATTTGTTCCTCGGTCTGCGGATCTGGCCGCTTCGAGGTCGCCATAAGCGCCTTGAACCAGCCAATGCCGACAGACAGCGAGGAACGAACCTGCTTGCGCGCAACTTTCTTCAAATGCCCGAGACGCCAGAGCGAGCGAATCACCAACTCCATTGACTGCGCAAACGAAGTATTCTCCGCGTTCGGCTGGTCGCCCACTACCGGCGCGGCGCGGCAGCCAACTGCCGGATTCTGCGCGTAGAGGAAGGCCACGAGGATGTCAATGAAGCTGCCTATCATGTTGGCGTCAGAGGCCCAGTTCGGGTCTGACTTGCCGGCTGCGTAGCGGCGGTCCGCCGCGTATGCTTGGCGCGCTTCCTTGTCAAACTCGCGCGCTGCTGCATACTCCTCTTGCAGCATCTTGACTTCTTGCTCGGTCGTCGGGTCTGTTTCGTTGTCCGGTGAAGCCCGGGACACGGCGTCTTGCAGGGATTCGGTGTTTGAACCGCCCGCGCTAGAGTCTTGCGTGTCGCCGCCTTCAGCTTCGCTCATGAACTACTTCTTGGGCATTTGAAGAAAGTTGCGCGCGACAGCGCGTACAGCAGCGCGTGTGCGCCAGTCGTTGCGCTGGCCTCGCGCAGCAGGCTTCGCGGGCATCGGAATCGCCTGCAACTTTGGCACGCTGGGCTGCGCCTGCGGCGGTGACTGCGCGTTTTCGGGCAGCACGACATTGGCGGGCGATGCATCCGCCGCTTTCTGTTCGATAGTGCCGGGAGGAACTAGCGCCTTTTCGAGTTTTACAGCCGCGGCTGCAATATCAGTCGCCGCCTTCTCGATTGCCTGTGCCTCGGTGAGCACAATGCTAGGGGATGTTTCATTCGCCATCTGAAGCCTCACTGACGCCTTTGTTGACAGCGCCCTCTAATGAACCAGCACCCATCGGCGAAGCGGCCATGCGCTTCAACTGAATGGATACGTTACGTGTCTTTTTTCCGTCCTTATGGTCCGCGTGCGCTGCTTCCTGCGTGTCAGTCACTTCGCCGTGCGCGTGGATCAGAAACTTGTCTCCCAGCTCCGGTGTGTCTTTAATCCCAAGCTTCGTCAGCGCTTCGTCGTCCAACGAAATGCGGTGCTGATAGCTGTAGGGATCATGAACCGGCTGGCCGACGCGCTTGCCCGCGAGTTGTTCCTTCGGGGGCGGCGGCATCGCCATGTCTGTGAGGGTTAAGGCCATTAATGGGTCTCCGATGAGGTCACAATGGTAACGGAGCTGATGGCTTTCTGTAAAGCAACCTTGATCGCGAAGGCTTCCCCTTGTATCAGGTGAGTCAAAAGCTGCTCAACTCCCTGCTTAAACGTGTCCGGCACGGAGTCCTCTTCAACCGCGATGCCGTTCTCGACAAAGTCAACCGGCGAGTAGCTGTGCGTCATTGACTCGTGCTGCTTCTCGCCGGGTGTCGGTTCAACAAAATTGATCTCGTTCGGGTAGCCTTTTATAAATTCCCGCGCCAACTCCTCAATCGAGGCTTCCTTCAACCCTGCGGGGAAAAACACTTCTGGCAGACCGCTCATGTCCACCGACACTTCGCGCACTGCAAGCAGAAAGCGCTCGGCTTCGGCGGGACTCATGAAGTAGCGCCACATGTCTTTGACAACAGTGAGTGGCTGATCGCTATTCAGCTGACGACGCCAAATATCATAGACGGAGCCGCTGGTGCCGCGCACGTTGCATAAGCGCGCGACCTTGAAGGCCGCTGGAACGCCGGTCATGTAGTAATGCATCAACAGCTCACAGACGCGCTTCGTCATGCCCATCACGTTTGACGGATACACAGCCTTGTCGGTGGACAGCAGGATGAACTGTTCAATAGAATCAGTCTGGAGTGCGCTCTCTGCCAGCAGCATTGTGCCAAGCACGTTATTGCGCACGGCTTCGAGGAGATTATCCTCGCAGAATTTGACGTGCTTATGCGCCGCCGTATGGTACACCAGAGATGCACCGGAGAGCGCGCGCCGTCGCGTATCCGCGTCAAGAATGTTGCCGATGATGGGTTCTATGCCCTCTGCGCCGCCCGCTAGCAGCTTGTGCATGGACAGCTCGCTGCGAGAAACCGCGCGCACCGTGTACCCTTCGGCAACGAGTGCGCGCGTAAGTATCGAACCAAGTGAGCCGCCTGCGCCCGTTACACAGGCAACTTTCTGCTTTTCTACGGGCATTTGTGCCTCTCCGTTTTTCCGAACTTGGCAGGCCGGGAAGGATTCGAACCCTCAACATCCGGTTTTGGAGACCGGCGTTCTACCAATTGGAACTACCAGCCTATTCAAAAAATCCGCAGCCAGTTTGCCGGGTTTACCGGGCTAGCTGCGGGGTTCTGGTGCTCTACCACTAAGCTATGGTTACGGTAAACTTTACCAGCGGGACTCGAACCCGCACCCTCCAGATTCGTTATTTCGCGACCTTGGTTTTGACAGCGGATACAGCAGCAGCAAGCGCCGCCGTGGGAGTCAGCGGACCAGCCGCAGTGACTATCGGGGCCGCCTTATCAAGCAAGCTGGAGAGATCCGCTTTTGCGGTTGCCAGCTCAGCCGAGATCCACTTGTACCCGATCGTGGCACCTATGATCGCGCCGATTACCAGCCCAAGCCCGCCAGCGATTAAGTCAGTCATACAGTCCTCCAAAAAGTGTGGCTACGATATATCGTAGCCACATACAAATCAAGTTGAGTTCGCAGCCTAGAGCTTTCGGATGATGATGATAACTAGTATCACCACGATTAGAAGCCCTATCAGGCCGCCGCCGTAGTACATTACCGTTTCTCGCCTCCGTCAGTTTTTGGAGCGTGCTCGCGTCTGGCGTTTGCGCCCTTTGCGTGTGCTCGGTCGTCGCGATTCCACGAGCCGTGCCCGTACCCCCCGTGACCACTCGCAAACCAGTTGTGGTCCCAGCCGACTACGGGGCCGCCCCAGTAACCGCAAGCAGAATCGTAGAACCCTACCGGGCCTACATACGCAACGCACGCCGCTGGAGGGGCGACCCCAACAACAACGCTGTCCTGTGCCGGGGTCACAACGCAACCAGCAACCAGAGCAAGCGCGCTCAAGCCAAAAAGCAATCTATTCATGTTACACACCCCCCTTCGATGCCGCAGGCTGCACCGACACGGGCTGTCCCGCAGCGGCTTTGCGCGCAGCTTCCTTGGCAGGGTTCGGCGGATATTTTGGTCCGCGATTCTGCTTCGGATACTTCGGGCCGTGTGACTGCTTTTCCTGCGCCACTCGCGCATTAGCGTCACGCATCTCGTCGTTGGAATAGTTACCCATAAAAAATCTCCTCACTACAAAAGTTAAACAAGCATCGTGAAATATAACGCTCGTTTCTTTTTAGTACAGTGCGTTACCGCACTTAAGAGGAAGTGCTTTGATTATGCGGTAAATTTAGCGGTATCGAAGTTTCTTCGACTCCGCATTTTCGTCGTGTTCGACCCATCGACCGGTGAAAGGTTTTATTCCGCGAGGCTCGCGCGGAGCGTCCGCGAACGGCGGGGAGATCTGGTCAATCACCCGGCCTATGAGCCCGGCACAGTCTGCCTTGTCGTCGTAGCGCCCAGCCGGAATAGCTATGAGCTGCTCCACTAGCTGCTCGGCCCATACTGAGTTCTTCGGCAGGTACACGCACCCCGAGGCCGCGCGCGCCTGAAAGGATTGCAGCCGGGTGACCTTGTCCACGGTCGAGGGGACGGCCACGACGTTTAGGAAAATCTTACGCTCGCGCATGCGCTTGTTGAGCGCCGGGCCGATTGCCTTGTGTATGACGCCGGATTCGTCGAACCAGAGTGTGACCTTCTTGCGCTTGGCGATGTTGAGCAGCTCCTCGATCGAAACGTCGGTGCTAACCTGTCCGCTCCAACCCTCCATGAGCCACAGTCCCGAGTTGAGATCGACGCCCCAGAGTGAGTGCTCTGTGAAGTCATTCTTGCCGGCAGATACGGCGAAGTCGCTTGCGCCCGCGAGCCGCAACTTCACCGGCAGCTCGCCGGGTCCGTACCAATTGAACCACTCGCGCTTGAATGCGCCCGCGCCCTGCGGCGACGGACGCTGCTGGTAGAGGGACGACCACGCGCGCGCCGCTTCCGGCCCCTGCGCCTTCTCAAACATCTCCCAGTGCCGCACCGGATAATACTCGGGCCACAAGTACTCTCCCTGCGCGCGCCCGAGCGGATCATCGGCGCGCTCACACTTGGCCTGTATGTTGAGCACTTCCCACACGAGCCCATCTCGGCAGGTAATCATGCCGCTCTCGCCCTTCCAACTTTCGGGCAGGATCTTGCCCGCAAGATCGTTCTCGTTCCAGTGCGTGAGGATCACCGCAAGCCACGCGGCGGGCAGGAGTCGCGAGAGCAAGTCGTCCTGATAGGCGTCAACAGTGTTCTGCTGCTCAATCGGCGAGTCCGCTTCCTCGCGGCCCGCAACCGGGTCGTCAACTATTGCGCCGTTCGCGCGGTTGCCGGTGATGCCTGCTTTGATACCGGACGCCAGCATTTCAGAGCCGTTCGACATGCCCCAGTCGCCTACCGCGTCGCGCACTAGCACCGGGGCCTCGCCCCAGATGTTCCTGTAGAGATCCGAGCGGCAAATCGCCTGACAGCGGCGACTCTGCTTCTCGGCGAGCTTCGCCGCATAGGACGTGAGGATGATCCGGTGGCCGGGCCACTTGCCCATCGCCCACGCTGGCGCGACGACGGAGGTGTAAGTTGACTTCGCCGAGCCGGGGGGCGCGAGTATCAAACATCGTCCGAATGGCCGCTCCATAGTGCGCTGCAATGTTGAGAGCATCATGGAGTGGTGTATTGGCATGAGCAGACGTGCGTGCCCCGTGAGATCTTCGTCCGGGCGCATCGCGGGATAGGGAATAGTAGGCACGTCAACATTTAACGTGAAGGAATGCAGGCTCATCTGTGAGCGAAGCCTGCGTCGTAGTTCTACTTCTGCGTCCGAAATACTCATCGTTTTTGATTCCAAATATACAGATCTACATAGGGCCGACGTATTGTGCGAGTGGCATCGGCGCACTCTCGTGGTAAGGGTGAGCCGAAGGCCGAGGGGTCGGCACCCGGTGCGAAGGCCCCCTTCGGCAAATTTTTAAGTGCTGGCGGGAACTACTCTGAGCCCTCGGCCGATATTTGAGCAGCGAGGTCGCGCAGGCTCAACGCCGCTGCGCCCGCGTTGCCCGGATCATTGACAATGACTGCCTGTGCTTTGAGCTTGGGTAGTGAGAAGCTGACAAGCTCGATGTACAGCTCAATGGCGCGCGCAGGATTTGATTGAGCGACTTCGCCTAGCCAGCGATGCACGTTGCCAATGTTCATGCCTGCGAGTTCTGCCACGGCGTAGCGGATGCGCTCGCGCGTGACCTTGCCAACTAAGTTGAGCGGCACGAGTTCGCGGTTCAAAGATTCTTTGATGCGCGTCTCGGCGGGAACGTACTCGCCTGTTTCGTCATCTGCGATCGTGAGATGTGTTTGCATAGTGCGCAAAACTGTGAACGAGTCGTGATTTTTTGTCGAGCAAAGCGTGTCGGCGCGCCATGAGGTGCTGTATGCATGAACAGTACTGTATATAAAAACACCTGTTCGCAGCCTCGCACCCCCTCGCAGACCACTTTCAGTCTGCAACTACTTTCATCTAACTCATTAATTCACCACGTATAAAACTAACTTTCTGATAGCAGACTTCGCAGACACTTCTAACAAATACTGTAAGGAAGGATATGAGTATTACATAAGGTATAGGTGAGGTATAAGGGGTAAGGTATAGGTGAGGTATAGGGGGTAAGGTATAGGTGAGGTATAGGGGGTAAGAGGAGTTTTACGCCGAGTGTCTACGAATCTACGACGAAAGTTTATTTTTTACGTTGAATATCATACACTTACCGGCCTTCGCAGACCCATCGCAGACCCCTCTAGCTCTGCAACTGCCTGCGATAGTCTACAATGTGAACTAGATCACACTTTCTCATTATCAGTATGTTATAGTACGCGCGAGTCCAGTCACACAGTCACACAACGGAGTTAGAACCAACATGTCACACTCAATCATCGCCCGCGATTTTCGTGGGTCCACTTTGTACCTCACGCGCTTTGGCGCTGAGGCTAATCACGGTTTCGATTGGAGCACCGATGTAACACGCGCGTATCGCTTTGAGAGCGCGCAAGTCGCGTCCACGTGGCTCGCCAAGTGCATCGGAGGTCGCTTCTATATGATCGGTGTGCGCGCTAATGGCACTATCTCAGGCATACGCGAGCGCATCAAACAGGAACCGCTTGTGCAGCGCACGCCACGCGTAGCCACGCACAGCGAGCTGCCGCACGGCGACGACTGCATCTGCATCCGTTGCCACGACAGCGCGCAGGGATTGAACAGGGGGGCGCGGTCATGAGCCCGATTTCACATTCGCGCGAGTGCACGTGTGCCATCTGTACGCATGATGTGCTCAACATTCTGCGTCGTGAAGTCCGCACACCTACACACAACCCACGTGAGCGCCAGAAAGGTTATGACCGGCGTAAGCCTGAGCGCCGTGTCAAAGATCGCCGTGCGATCATCACTGAAGCCACCAAGCGCGCCGCGCAGAGCGCTACGGAGCGCGCGCTTGATCCGGTCACGCACTACAATCTTGGGAGTAAAAAGTCATGAATGTTTCCCAAAAAGCTCTTTTTCTGTCTGCCTACGTTCCCGCGCTTGAAGCTGCCTACGGTAGCGACCCGGAATGGCGGCGCAGAGTGTTGTTACGCTATCCGTCAATCGAAGCGATGGCGGAAAAAATGGTAGAGGGTCTATACACGGGCGCGGCCAACAAGGATGGCGACGCTATTAAGGCCGCGTGCCGCGCGCTAGGCATAAAGCAAACGTACAAAGCCATTCAGACATTCTTGGGCGGGAGTGTGCAAGTACGCGACCTCTTGATAGATGGGGAGGACTTCTAATGAGCATCATTGCAATCGCTTTTCTGATAGTTAAGATCTGGCTGGCGTTGTTGCTGGTAGTCGCGTGCTACGCTGCTTTCGCTGGCGCGGTTCAAGGTTCATTGGCGCTGTGCAAGTACGCTGTGAAACCGGCTGAGCCACGCAAGCACGTCGAACGCCGCAAGCACACCGAGCAAAAACCACGGCTCGGATACTGCCTGTTGTGGGCGTTCGCGCTTGCGCCGGTTTTTTGTGCAATCGTCATAATCATTCACGGGAGTAATTGACATGAAAACACGTTTTACAAACGCCATGTGCGCGCACATCTGGGCGCAGCAGAATCAGTCCCACGGGCACAGCGACAACATGCACTTTACGGACTCGACGCTGTACAGCTATAAGATGCCAATCGCGCGATTTGTTACGACCTATACCGGCAAAAAGGTAGTGTTGCGCACGTCCGAGAAGTTCAGTGTGACTACAAGTAGCAAGCACGAGCCCGCCGTGAGTCGCGCACTGAGCAACTCAATCAAAGTATTTCACGTGCCCTGCCTTAATCCGCTTGACCACGACAAAAACCTTAGACATCTGGTCGGGGCGTATGCCAAGCGGGTACAACAGGAAATGTGCCGCGTGAAATGGTATGACGATAGCTCGATCCTTGGCACGCTGTTAGCTTATACCGCTCGCGTCAGCGACTATGCTAGTGCGTTCGGGCTTACGGATCCATGGTTAGGTTTCGAGCCGGACGGCGATGCTCGGAAGATTGACGCGCGCCGCGAGCGGCTTACGAGTCCAGAAGCGCAAGCACGACGCGAAGCTGCGCGTCCCGGATATGAAGCCAAGCGCCAAAAGGCAAGAGATGCCAAGGAAGCTAGGGAACTTGAAGCCCGCGTATTAAGATTGCAGAAACTATCCGCAGTGCGCATCCGGTACAGCAAAAATGCAACGGGCGAAGACGTTGTGCAGACATCGCTCGGCGCTAAGGTGCCGCTGCCCCAAGCACTGCGCGCTGTTGAGTTCATACGCAGAGTGCGAGTCACGATAGCAGCGCAAGGTCCGTGGACGCGGGATGAAGCTGCAGACTTGCCTTGCACTCGCGTAGGTCAGTTCACAATTGATAGGATAGACGCGGCCGGCATCCGCGCGGGCTGTCACTTCGTCAGCTGGGCCGAGCTTGATCGCGTGTTCCCGGAAGGTGCCATATGAAAGTAATCAACTCACGCGGGCGCGTGCTTTTGGAAGTGACCGGCGCATCTCATAGTGAGAAGTACGGTGTGCTGTATACGTACCGTGGCGACGGTTGCGGCGGCAACGTCACAGAAGCCGGGCTTAAATTGACGATTGCTACTATCAAACTAGATGCGCCTAGTGCCAAAGTAATTGGCGCGCTGCCTACGGTGCAACCATGAAAAGAAAGGAACGGAGACTTACTATGACCAACAGCGACACGGAATTCATGCTGACTGACGATGAGTCAGGCTTCGGCACTTGGAGTAAATAACCATGAACGACAAATATACACCGGGACAAGACTTGCGCGGCGCGAACCTGAGCGGCGCGGACCTGCTCGGCGCGGACTTGCGCGGCGCGAACCTGAGCTGCGCGGACCTGAACGGCGCGAACCTGAGCAGCTCGGACCTGAACGGCGCGAACCTGAGCGGCGCGGACTTGCGCGGCGCGGACTTGCGCGGCGCGCACCTGCTCGGCGCGGACCTGCTCGGCGCGGACTTGCGCGGCGCGAACCTGCTCGGCGCGGACTTGCGCGGCGCGAACCTGAGCGGCGCGAAAGGTTTAGAGTCATTCTGTATTCTGCCGGAAGGTTCAATTATTGGTTATAAGAAACTTCGTGGTGGTACAATCGCAACTCTGCAAATTCCGCACGATGCTAAGAGAGTTAACGCCTATGGTTCGCGCAAATGCCGCGCGGAGTTTGCTTACGTTCTAAGCGGTACAGGCAAAGCGTGCCATGACAGCACAGAGTATAAGATAGGGCTCATTGAGCCGAATTCGTTTAATCCCGACCCGCGCGTTGAGTGCTCAAACGGTATACACTTCTTTATCACAAGGCAGGAAGCTATCGACTACTAAGCCTACGGTGCAACCATGAAACAGAAGATTGTAGGCACTGTCGTCAAACATAAAGACGACAGCGACCCGTGCGAGGGTACAGTGGTCAGTCAATGCACGAGCGATGATCGGGCGTGGCTGACGCTGTGTGACAAGCACGGGGCGGCAAGCGCCGCCATACACGTGCGCTGGCTGACTGAGCACAAGGCTCAAGAGTCGCAGCGCCTTGCGCTTGAGATAGCGCGCCAAGAGAACGGAGACTTACTATGACTACACGCAAGCTCGCTTGGCTTCTATTGGTGCTGCTAGTGGCCGCATGGTGCGCGCTGCTGGCAGCTTTGGTCGTGTCAGCAGCGGGGGGCTTAGTATGAAGAACTCAAACGCAATCGGCGGCGCGTTCAAAGACTCGCGCGGCCCGGTCACATCACGAATCCGGCGCACGGCCGCCGACATGGAACTGGCTGACAAATACATGGCGGCCATTGTCCGGGCGCACTACCATGCGCTACACTTCCGGGTGTATCCAAGCGCCCCGAGCCAAAGTGTGACGCGCTTCACAGCACTAGAGGCCACTTTTGAGAAGTGTGATATAGTTCACAAATGAACAAATTGAAAGCCCTGATGTGCGCGGCACTGTTCGCGCTTGTGCCGCTCGCGTCTGCCAATGCCCCTATTCGCTTCCATCCGGGCTATTACGTCGAGATGGACCCGAACGGGGGTACTAGCTATTGGGAAAGCACCATCGCCGCACTCAAGGGCGCTCCGGGCGTCGCAGGCGTGGTGCTTGTACAGAACTGGGCGCAGCTCGAGGGCTCGACGCAAGGCGACTACTCGCAGGGCTTTGCGCTCGTTGACCAGCTACTCGCCGATTGCGCTGCGTCACACTTACAGCTTATCGTTGAATACGAGGACCGGGCTTTTGGTGCCAACGTGCCACAAGGGTACACGGGAAGCGAAGGTGTGCTGCCCGCGTACATGGACACCATCGAGAACGGCGGCAAGGGGTACTTCACCGCACCGGGCGGTACGACGTGGAGCGGCGAAGGCTTGCAGATGTGGCCTGATGTGAACAACGTCACAGTATGGGCTCGCGAGATTGCGTTAGGCGTCGCCTACCTGAAGCGTTACGACGGCAACGCCAGTTTTGAGATGTGGCGCACACCCGAGACTACGAGCGCCTACTTTGCCGCTGTCGGCGGCACGGCGGCCTACGATGCCTATGTGCAGCAGTATTTGCTGTGGATGCCGGCGCTGCGCGCCGCAGGGCCGCACGTCGCCATAACGATCAGCACCAACTTCCTCAACACTGTGACGGAGTTCACAACGTTATACCAAGGCGCGGCCAAGAGCGCGGTAGGGGTGTGCGGTCCGGACGTGGTAATATCAAACCCACCAATATTCGCGGGCTCGGCGACGATTACATACAACGGTTATGAAGGTGGTACCGACTGGCGGCCGATCCTGCTGTGCGCGGCCGAGAATCAAGCGACCGACATTCCGTCGAGTGATAACGTGACGTACCTCACAACACTGTACAACTGGGAGTTTACGGGCCCTCTCGCGTCCGGAGGCTCGACGCAGCCGCACTACTGGCTTATTCAGGATGCAAACCTGAACGCGGGCTTTACCCTGTCGAGCGTTTCGGCATGGATGGCCACAGCGCCGTCACTGCGAAACGTGACGCCCACAAGCTACGGCGCTGCTGTGCTCGGGGTACCCAACGCGCCGATCCTCAATGGTGCACAGTAATTATCTTGACAACGTGACGCGCGTACGTGTAACGTAGTAACCATGACTACCCCTGCACCTCAAACTGAATTCAATATCGTTACGCCCACACAGGACGTGAACGGTAATGCGCTGACCGCTGGTCAGATCACGTCCTACACTGTGCAGATTGGGGGCGTCAACTATTCGTTTCCCGCGCCTGCCTCATGGGTTCCGGGCTCAACGCAAGCAATCCCGTTCGCAGGGCTGTCGCCTGCCTTCGTGCCAACTGCAAACGCGACCTATACTGCCGATATTGAGGCAGTAGACGCGCAGGGCGTCAGCAAGCCGAGCGGCACCGCGTCATGGACGCAGAATCCGCCCCCGGTCGTGCTGGGCGTTCCGAACGCACCGACGATTACCGGCGTCTCGTAATGGCTGCGATTGCCGCGCCGGTTATCACGCCCGCAAGCAGCTTCGTGCTGAACTGGACTGCGCCCGCGCAGCCTGCGGGTGTGGTCGTTGCTGGGTTCGTTATATCTTACGGGCCGACGACAGCGCTAGGGCAATACCTCACGATCAAAGACAGCGCCGCGCGCTCAACAGTCTTCAAGAATCTCGCCAAAGGGGCGTGGTACTTTCAGATTCGTGCATACACAGCGGCGGGCAAAGACTCGGCGGGCTCAGCTCTCTATGAGGTTGCAATCTAAACGTGACGTTGGGGAGTACAATGAAAAGTTTTTTCGCGGCAGTGATTACCTGTTTCGTGCTCACTGCCAGTGCGCAGTATGCTCCGCTCACTCGCGCGACAGCGCCCGCCCACAAGGGCGACAAGCCTAAAGTCGTAGTGATCCAACGCCCGAAGCCCGGCTTCATGATCTTCATTCAGCAGTGCGGACGCCCGCTACGCATCTATGGCGTTGACTCAGCGATGTACTTCTACACGCTAGATGCGACGACGCTGAGCGAACAACAGCTCAAAGAGATTGCGAATGAAGTTGACGCGGCGCACCGCACCATAGATGAGGTACCCTGCGTCGGCCACGAGCGCGCACATGAACCGACAAACATGTAGGGAGATTCAAATGAAACGTGGCACCCTCCTCCGCATAGGTCAGTTCATTGCAGTACTAATCGCCATCGCGCTTATTCTGTGCGTGAAGGTCAAGGCAGACGAAGCGCCGCGCGAGCACTGCTACAGCGACGGCATGTGCATCAAGCTCGGTAAGGACGTGCAAGGCCATTTCGATGAGATACATCGCGAGGTCGTCGCGGACGTGAAGCGGCACAACTGGTGCGGCGGGCACGTGGAGTCTGTAGTGTACAACTCTGGCGAATCGTGGCTGCTTAGCTGCTACTCGGCATTGACAAAGAAAAAGTAGACGCGTAGTATCGCGCCCCATCAAACAATCAACACCCGCAAGGATCAGAAAATTATGAGCTTAGAGTTACATTTGCGTCAGCTAATCCGCGAGGAACTGACCGCCTTCCACGGCGCAACACAGGCAAAACCTGCTGACGCCAAGCCCGCCAAAGCTGCCACCAAGAAGGCAGAAACGACCGCCCCTACTGCTGGTGCCGCTGCTCCCGCTTCCACGGCTGCAACCCCGGCCCCGGCCCCGGCCCCGACCCCTGAGAAGGGTGTACAGGCTCAGATCATCAACATCAAGATGGCCTCAGACGCGATGCTTGAACTCGCTTCAAAGAAAGGCCGCCAAGCTGCGATCGATCTCATGGCGAAGTTTGGTGTCGGCAAAGCTGGCGAGCTGAAGCCCGCCCAGTACGAAGCCTTCTACAACGAAGCCAAGGCCGGTCTCACCGACGCGCCCGCGAACGCGGACTTGTTGAGCTGATTTTAGTGCCGCGAAGTGGCACGCAGACGACGCCGTAACTCCCACGGATCATGCTGCCTCCACCACTTCAACGCCTAACACACCATGAATAAATTCCTTTGCTGGCTGATGGGCCACGATTGGGTTCTAATCATGCGCCCGCGCAAAGCCTTCTACGTGTGCGGCCGCTGTCGCACCCGCGAGTACGTGTGAGCCACATGGGACCAATTCCAATCGTGCCGGCCCACGCATACCTCCCGCCATCTGCCGCCGCGCGCTGGTCGCGCTGCCCCGGCTCACCGCTAGGTGTATCGTCCGCGCCGAGCTGGTACAGCGCTGAAGGTAGCGCGGCACACGAGCGCTGCTCGGACGTACTCGGCGGCAACGCCATCGACATAGGTCCGCGCCAATGGAGCATTGACGGATTCACCGGCGAGTTTCAGGACGATGATTACGAGGCAATGCAGGAGTACATAGATCACTGCCGCTCGCTGCCCGGCATCACACTGGTAGAGCAACGCGTGACGCTGGAGCCGTGGCTCGGGTATGAGCTGGACGGTACTACGCCTATCGGCGGAACGTGCGACTTTGCATCGATCACGGACGAAGTTGTATACGTGCGCGATCTGAAGTTCGGCAAGGGTGAGCGCGTTGACGCCGAGAATAACGAGCAGATGATTCTGTACGCGCTCGGCGTGTACAATCTGATCTCTGGGCTGGGCACAGTACGCCACGATGTAGTGTTTGATCTTGGCATCTGCCAGCCGCGTATAGGCGCGATGCCGGACCCGGCGCGACCCGTGCAACTGACGCTAGACGAACTGCTGCAATGGGGTGAGAAGTTCCGCGCCGCGCAGCTCGCGGCGCGCGCCGCGCAGGCCACGGGCTTGCCGCGCATACCCGGCACGAAGCAATGCCGCTGGTGCCCCATACGCGACAACTGCGAGGCCCGGTTAAAGCAGATTGACGAAGTATTCCCGACAGTCGAGGACGTGACGCCCGGAAAGCTCAGCAACGAAGCGCTGGCCGCGCTACTCGACAAGTGCGAGTTGATTGACGCGATCCGCAAGGATCTGCGCGCCGAGGTTGAAATGCGCTGCAAGTCCGGCGCAGACGTGCCGGGCTGGGGTATCATGATCGGGCGTGAGGGTAACAGCGCGTGGACTGTTTCAGAAGCGCAGATTGAACTACTACTCGGTGACATGTCTTACGGTCAAGCCCCAATCATTTCACCTACCGAAGCGCGCAAGCGCTTCAAGAAGTTTCCCGAGTATAAAGAGCTGATCGAAGGCTATATTCACAGGCCGCCCGGCAAAGAGACGCTAGTGCGTTGCGCCAAGGGTCAGCCTGTATCATCAATTGAAGAATTCCCCTGTGCTAATGCTGATTGAGTACGCGGACACACTGCGCATTCTCGAAGTCGCTGCGCGTGACATGAGTATATACAATACTTGCAGCGCAGGCGTTCGCACGGATCTGGAAAACTTCGCGAATGCTTGCCGCGCGGAGATCCAGCATCGCGAAATTGAGACTGGCGAGATATACGTGGATACCAGAGAGAATGCGGACCTTCTATGAAGCGAACACTAACCCGCGTGGATGAACACCGCCCTGTTTATTGGGGTGCGAAAACGCTTGCGCAGAAGCCGCCCGAGGTATATTCTGCTCCCGCTTCATTTCGTAATGGAGCAAGAATCGTGAAACCATCAACCAAAGGAAAGCTTGACCAATGAGCGATAGACCCGATCATACAATCCTGCTGAACCGCGTCAGAGCGAACTACCTGTTCGCGTATGAGCCGTTTAAAGGGAAAAACGACGCCGGGCAGGACACTGCTACCTACTGCGCGCACGGCATCATGCCGCTGACTCACCCCGATATCCCGAAGCTCGTAGCGCTCATGAAGCGCGTTGCGATCGACGCGAAGGGTAACGAGGCAGATGGTTTGAAGCTGTACGAACAGCTCAAGGCGCAGGACCGACTCTGCATCCACTTCGGCAATGTCAACAAACCCGACCGCCCCGAGTACAAGGACATGTTATACGTGTCCGCGAACGGCAAGAAGCGTCCGCGCATCTTGGGTCGCCATCGTGAAGCCCTGCAAGCGAGTGACGGCAAGCCGTACTCTGGCGCATGGGTGAACCTGCACATTGATGTGTGGTATCAGGATGGCCGCAAAGGCGGGGGCCAGCGCATCAACGCTCAGTTCATGGGCGTGCAGCACTGGGAAGATGATGAGCGCTTTGGCGGCGGCGGGCGCATAAGCGAGCCCGAGGAATTCCCGCAGGCTGACGACGCGGATCAGGCCGCGCCAGCGGTAGCGGGTGCCAATAACGATCTGTTAGGCTAACAATCAACGGGCGGATACGTCGGTCTGGTGAGCAGCATTGAGCCATGCGCCGCCGACTATCCGCCCCGCGATAATGAGACTCGATTAATCGAGCGGTATCTGTTTACCGCTCGATTTAAGAGATACCAATTTTGGGGAGTTTCAATGTCCACCATATGCAAGTTAAACCCCAACATTCGCGAAGCCCGTCGCCGCCGCTGTGCGCTCGTTGCCGAGCTGATGCGCGCGCCGGACAATACCGGGCGACTGCAAACGCTCGGCAGACTACTGAACCGCCTGCGCCACGTGCCGCACTTAGCGGGCTGGCAGAAGGACCGAGCATTCAAGCGCGTGATGCTGCAAGTGAAGGCTAATGGGCTCTTGCTGGCGTGACTGCATACTATAACGAGAATAACCCGAAAGCGGCCGCTTGGCTGCGCGAGCTACGGGGAGTCCGAACTATGAGAACTAAACTCGACAATGCGCAGTGCGCGCACGTATGGGCTGCACAGTCGCAGTCCGAGGGTCGTGGCGGAAATGGGCAAAGCAGCGCGGTGCGCACGTACCCATTGATAGACAAACATCAAAGAAGTCTGTACAGGACGCACTGATGGCCGCCCGCGCACGGAGACGAGCATGAGCCTTATTCTCATGCACATAGAATTAGGAGAAGCAAATGATTTTGTCGCTTTGCATCATCGTCACCATAAGCCTGTTGTTGGGCACCGTTTTTCTATTGGTGTACGTGAAGAACAATTTTTGGTCGGCGTCGCTATTGTCGGTCGCCCTGTGGCTCGCAATACTGATTACCGCGCTTGTTGCGAAGTCTCAAGACTCTGCACGGACGGAACGAAAAACGCCTGTTCCTTTTTGTACGCCGCATGCGCCCGAGCCGCCGCCGCTCTAGGCTACTTGCGAATTCAAACATTCATACTAGACAGCGAAACCGGCGTTAGTTTGAAGGCGGCGGGGTGGGTTTTTGACCACATGAGCGCGGGCGGATCTCACACGCGAAAAAACCGGCCGCGCCGAGACGACCAACCGCAATGCCCTAAACAGCTTTGGCGCAAGGATTTGCGCCATGCCATAACCTATTTGAACCGGGATCTGCTGTGAGCACCTGTTGGTACGACACAGAGACCCGTAGTCACGTCAACTTAAAGACGGAAGGCTCAGATAAATACACTAGGAACTGCGAATGCTTGATCGTAACCTATAAAGTTGACGACGGTCCTGTTTTGATCTGGGAAGCGTGGCGCGATCCGATGCCAGATAGCTTCCGTACTGTGCTAGAAAACGAGTCCACACTACTCGTGGCACACAATTCTAATTTCGATCGTAATGTGCTCAAATACGCGCTTGGCTGGGAAACTTCAATTGAACGCCATAGGTGTACACGCGCGCAAGCGTATGCCCACGGGATGCCGGGCGCGCTGGAAACGCTCGGCCAAGTGCTCGGGCTTCCTTACGATCAGCAGAAGCTACACGACGGCGCGCGATTGATTCAAACATTCTGCATCCCGCACGATGGCAAGTTCACCGAACCGCATGAACGCCCGGAGGACTGGGCGCTGTTCTGCCGTTATGCCATTCGAGACACCGAGGCTCTATATGAAATCCACAAAAGACTCCCGCAGCACAACTACCAAGGTGAAAACCTCGAAACTTTCCACCTTGACCAACGTATCAACCAACGCGGATTCAAGATTGACGCACCTTTCGCACGAGCTGCTATCGCAGCTCTCGCACGAGCGAAGGATCGCAACGATAGAGACGTTAGCGAAGCAACAGCGGGAGTTGTCACGGCTGTTACACAGCGTGCTCGTCTTTTAAACTTCCTCAATGAAAAATTCGCGGCGCAGCTAGGTGACATGAAGGCGGCTACGATCCGCGACATGCTGGAGTGCGACGATCTGGACCCCGGCCTGCGCTTCCTGCTGGAGTCGCGACTTGAAGGTGCGAAGTCCGCGAGCGCCAAGTACAAGCGCGGCCTGCAAGTCATGGGCGAAGGCGACCGCGTGCGCCAGTGGGCGCAGTTCTGCGGCGCTGGGCGCACTGGCCGATGGAGCGCCAAGGGTATGCAGCCGCACAACTGCCCGCGCCCCATGTGGCTCGTGCGCAAGCAGGACGGCACGACGGAGAATGCGCCGGTTAAAGCTAAGGTGATCGACGAGTTTCTGATGCCTGCGATCCTCGACGGCTCAATCGTGGACAACCGACTCGCCTACGGCAACACGTTTGAAGCGTGCGGCATGTCGATCCGGCACACGTTCATTGCCGCCGAAGGCTGCGAGTTCATCTGTGCCGACTTGTCGAGCATTGAGCCACGCGATATCTCATGGGTCGCCAATGAGGAATGGAAGCTCGCACTGTTCCGCGCGATCGACGCGGGTGAAAGCGCGGACCTATACAAGACTGGCTTCGCCGAAAACTACGGCGGCACCGTGGAGAGCGTGAACGACAATGAGCGCCAAGTGCAGAAAGTTACCGAACTATCAATGGGGTTCCACGGCGGCGTTGGTGCGTTTGTTCCCATGGCCGCTGGTTACAATATTGACCTTGGCATACTGCCGCCGATGGTTTTGCCAGCCGCCCCGGAAGCCTTGCTGGAAAAGGCGGACAAGGCATGGCGTCGCGCGTTCCTTACGGGTGAGGACTACGGCCTAGAGCGCGATGTTTATATGGCGTGTGATATCATCAAACAACGCTATCGGCTCGCCAACAGTGAGATCGACGGCATGTTTTACGAGATTGACCGCGCCACGAAGAACTCGCTGCGCAACCCCGGCGTCGCCTATCAAGCCGCGCGCTGTTTGATATGGTCCAACGACAAATATTTGATTATCCAGCTTCCGAGCGGACGGAGACTCTACTATGCAAGCCCCAAGCTGCACCAAGAGCGTCGAGTTGATCCTCTCACCGGAAAAGAGAGCACGAGCGCTTATATTAGCTACCTTACAGCTCGCGGCAAGGGCTGGTATCGTCAGCGCGCATGGGCCGGACTGTTTCTTGAGAACATCGTCCAAGCATCAGCAAACGATATACTCAGGGACGGTCTACGGGCCGTGCATGCTGACAGTCTCACCGTTCCCGCCATTCGAGATTATCTCACTGGAACCCTTGACGCTGACTCGCGCACTGCGATTGTGCTTCACACTCACGATGAGATCGTGCTGGAGGTTCCTGTCGGGTCGTACTCGGTCGAGCGGCTGATTGAAGTCATGACGACGGCGAGCGGTCGCTGGGCCAAGGGCCTACCGATTGCCGCCGAAGGGTGGCATCACAACAGATACGGAAAACGCGGCTGACATGCTCGAAGTTCAAGTCGAAAACTACCTCTGCCAGCGTGTCGTCAGTTACGGCGGCCTCTGCGACAAGTTTCAGAAGTCCGGGCGGCGCGGCGTACCCGATCGCATCGTCACGTTGCCGCCCGGCAAGGTCTACTTCGTGGAGCTGAAGCGCCCCGGCGAGAAGCCGGACCCTCACCAGATTCGCGACCACGCGCGCCGCAAACTCTGCGGCGTTGAGGTACACGTGATCGATAGTTTTGAGGCGGTGGACAACTTCATGGTTCGCTGGCTCATGTCGTGAACAACTCTCCGAGGCACTTTGAGCCGAAGGTCTATCAAACACTGTCGTGTTCCTTTCTGCTGGATCACAAGCGCGTCAATTTGTTCAGTCATATGGGCCTTGGGAAAAGTGCCACCGTCTATATGTTGCTCGACATCTTACAGCTCGCAAGCTCCGCGTTCTTCCCGTGTCTCATATTCGCACCCAAGCGCGTGTGCGAGATGGTGTGGCCCGCTGAAGCTGTGAAATGGTTGGAGTTCAAAGGCATCAAAGTGTCCGTAGTGCTTGGCGACAGGCGCGAGCGCGAGGACGCACTAATCACCCGAGCCGATGTGTATGTGATCAACTACGACAACGTGCAGTGGCTCATGGACTTCTACAAAGGCAAGCCGTGGCCGTTCCGTATCATCGTGGCTGACGAGAGCACGCGGTTGAAGTCGTTCCGGCTCATGAAGAAAGGCAGCAAGCGCGCCAATGCGCTCTCGGAGATTGCATTTCTCGCGGGACGCTGGATAAACCTCTCCGGCACTCCGAGCCCCAACGGACTCAAAGATCTCTGGGGTCAGATGTGGTTCATCGATCGCGGACAACGCCTCGGCGCGACCTACGGCGCATTCATGCGACGCTGGTTCCGCACGGACCCCTACACGGGCGCGGTCGAACTGATGCCGGGTAGTGATGTTGTGATCCACCGGCAGATTGAAGATGTGACCATGACGCTGCGCGCCGAGGACTGGTTCGACATTTGGGAGCCCGTCAATACTCCCGTGCCGGTCAGACTTCCGCCCGACGCGATGAAACTCTACAAAGACATGGAGCGCGACTACTATCTGGAGATCGATACGCGCGGCGTTGAGGCAGTGAACGCCATGGCGAAGTCACAGAAGTGCCTGCAACTCGCGAACGGCTTTGTGTACGACGCTGACCGTGTGCCTCATGCGGTGCACGAGGCCAAGCTCGACGCGCTGGAGGGTATCATTGAGGAAACTGGCGGCGAGCCTGTGATCGTCTGTTACTTCTACCAGCACGACATTACCATGCTCAAGAAGCGCTTCCCAAAGATCCGCTTTTTCCAGAACACGGACGACGAACGTGATTGGAATGATGGTAAGATTCCGCTGCTGGCCCTGCACCCCCAAAGCGCCGCGCACGGTGTCAACTTGCAATTTGGGGGGCGTATCATGGTATTCTATGCTCACCAGTGGAATTTGGAGCTTCGCCTACAGGCCATTGAGCGCATAGGCCCCACACGACAAGCACAGGCCGGATTCAACCGCGCCGTTCTCATTTACGATATCATCGCAGAAAAAACACTGGACGAAGCAGTGATAGACCGACTAATCGGCAAGAAAAGTGTGCTCGACGCGCTCATGGCTCACCGCGCGGTGAGACCGACATGAGCTGGCAGGACTATCTCGACGCGGGCTGGAAATTGTGCAAAATTCGCCCCGGCAGCAAAGGACCCAAGGGTGCTGATAGCACGGGCTGGGATACGGGCACATTGCCATTCCCGCTCGACGCGCGCGGCGCGGGGCTCGTGCACGCATTCAGCGGCACTTGCGCCGTGGACTTCGACGACCTTGAGCGCGCGATCGACTATCTGGCCCGCTACAACATTGACGCACAAGCACTGCTAAAAGCGCCGGACGCTATCCAGATTGTGTCCGGTAAGCCAAACCGCGCGAAGCTGCTCTACAGGCTCCCGACTCCGCTGCCAAGCGTGAAGCTCGGCGAGTACGAGCTGCCGGTCACGCACCCCGAGACAGGTGTCGTGCGGCAACAGAAGTACTACGCACTGGAGCTGCGCTGCGCCACGCGCAACGGCAAGTCGGTGCAGGACGTGCTCCCGCCGACCATGCACCCGGAGATGGGTAAACCTTACACGTGGAAATATGGCTCGGACGTGCTCACCGACTGGCGCGAGCTGCCCGAGCTTCCCGCCGCATTACGGGCTCTCTGGCAGGCTGAGCTAGGCCCCGCCACTACCGTACCCCAAGAAGCGCCCGTGCCAAAGGGCGCTGCGAGCGATGAACTGCTGGCCCTTCTGAGGCAATTCAGCCCGGAGAGCGGCTACGAGGCGTGGAATCGCGTCGGTATGGCCCTGCACCACGAGACCAAGGGCTCACAGGACGGACTTTACATATGGAACGAATGGAGCCGCCAAGCGACGGGCGTGGGCTCAGACGGTCTGCCCAAGTACAAGGGACTGGCCGATCTTGAGACCCATTGGCGCTCTTACGACGCCAACGCCGAGGATGCAGTGACGATCGGCGGCCTTCGGCGCGAACTGATCTCCGAGCCCGAGGCTTTCCCCGAAGCACCGCCCGACCCCGAGCCACCCAAGAAAGTAGTTCCCGAAGGCACTATCCGCACGCTGTATGATCTCGGGCGCGCCATCTGCTACGTGCGCAGTGCTGACACGTATGTTGATCTGCGCAACATCAAAATGAAGTACCGCAGTCCCGGCCACTTGGCGCGCGCTTTCACGCCAGAGCTGGACCCGGACCCAAACACAGACAAGAAACCCAATATTGAGAGCTATGTTGTCTTGCGCCGCGATGCGATGCAGGACGCGGACGACTACGGATTCAATCCGGGCAGAGAGCGGCTCTACAGTGCCCACGGCATGAAGCTGTTGAACATCTACACCGATAAGCGAGTTGAACCCGTCGAGGCACCCACACAAGCCCGCGAGGCATACGAGTTTCTCTGGAGTCGCATTGACGAACAAGTTATGCGTGATTGGGTGCGAGCGTTCTACTGCTTCGCGCACAAATATCCGGGGCACAAGATCCGAAGCGCACCGCTGCTGGTAAGCACGGCCAAAGGCACCGGCAAGTCTACCATCATGAGTACCGTGCCAAAGATGCTCTTTGGACACGTGGAGGAGTTTTCGCAGTCAGACCTTGAGGGTATCTTTAACGGAAAGCTGGCCGAACACTGGTGGGTGACGTTCGAGGAAATCTGCGTGGGTGAAGGCCGCGCCGCCCGCAGGAAGCACGCGGACTCCATCAAAGGCTGGATAACCAACGACACAATGAACGTGCGCCCGATGTACCGGCCATCGTACACCATTGATAATCACGTGCAGTTCACCGCTAGCAGTAACCACGTCAACGACGCGCTCCAACTCGACAACGGCAAAGAGCGGCGTTGGGCAATCGGCTCAGTCAATGAGGAAATACTTACTCCCAAGGAAGTTACCGAGCTATTCAGCGGCCCGGATGCGCCTTTCGGCAACACCTTGAAGGCGCGCCAGTGGCTTACGTGGTGGATCTTGCGCGCAGATATGACCGGCTTCAACCCTGACGCTGCCCCGCCGCTCACGATGGCTCAACAACGTATGGCGCGCGGCTCGCTCGGTGATTGGGAAACTCAGATAGTCCGCATGGCGTGCGAGGGTACATCGCCATTCGACAAGGACGTGTTCACTATCAAAGATCTTCGCGATGCGTTTGCCGGGCGACCGCCGTGTGACGCCTTCATAGCTACGTTTCTGGAATCAGGGCTCGGCTGTCAGCGCCGTCGCATAAAGGGTTGCAGCGTGTGGAGCTGGCGCAATCACAAGTTTTGGCAGCACACAGTAACTCAAGGGTATATCTACGACCACATGACGACCGGCGTGCGCCCGGCGACTCTCAGCACCGAGATTCCAGAGCGCATCCGGCAGAAAAGTACCGAGCACGCAGGCGACATTGACATTGACCCCAATGCGGACTTAGTATAGCGCCGCTATGCGTAACTCCACCCAGACACTCTAATGGCTGACCCAAGCTCTATAGGCCCCTAAATGCGAGACGAATACGAAGGACTCTGACATGGCCGACCCAAGCTCCGAAACCACCGAGGGGAGCGTTGACCGTTCCGGCGATGTGCCGAACCGAATTCGCAATACCACGGTTCTCCATGATCTGCACAGCGCCTTGGGTGATGTGCTTGGCCTCGGCGGCAAGTCGCAGGTAACGCACGGCGGCAAGACGGTTGAGGACACGGTTGACGAAGCCGTGCGCGGCGCGAAGGGCGACACGAGTTACGGCAGCTAGCCAGTGCTGAGCGCGCAGGGAGATAAGCTGATTCGCGCGGCGGAAGGCTACCGCACGAGCGCGTACAGGGATACCCTCGGCAATTGGACCGTAGGCTACGGCCACGAATTACCCGCTACACAGGACTGGACGAACGTCGCGTGGCCTCCCGGCCAGCTCGAAGCGTGGTATCAGCAGGACAAGCAGGACGCTTTGCAGCTAGCCTACAGCCTACCCGAGTACTACGTCGTTGCGCAGGTACAGTGCCGCGAGGACGCGCTAATTGAGTTGTGCTTCAACATGGGCTACAAGTGGCTCAACTTCATTCAAGCGCGAGACGCCATGATGAAACAAGATTGGCCCGAAGCAGGCAGACAGATCCTCAACAGCGCCGCCGACCATGAGGAGCCGAAGCGCATCGCCCGGCTCGCGGCGATGATCTCAACCGGGGTATACCCAACGTGAGTGAAACAACCGTCGCTGTATCTGTCCCTACGCCGGAGCCCGCAGCGCCCCCTGTGATAGTAGCTGCGGTTCCCCCTACTCCGAAACACCGCTGGTGGATGGAGTTGGCCGAACGAATTGACAGCTTGCGCATTGCGCCGCGTCTCGTTTTGTTCGGTTACGGTTCTCTTTTCATGTGGTATGTGTTATATACTACGATCAAGTATTTCCACATGCCCACAGCCGACCGAACTATGAATGTTACAGCCTATGTCGGCGGAACCTTTGCCACGCTTGCAGGCTTAGCGGGTTTGGTTTATAAGATATATGCTGATGGTGGACGTGACTGGGATACACCGAATCAACCGAACAGCGGAGCCCCTCGCCCATGAACCCACTAGCATACGTTAAAATTATCGTTGCGGTTGCACTGGTCGCAGGGGCCTTCGCTTTCGGCTGGAGCATGAACGGCGACCGCTGGAGCGCCAAATACGCAGATCTCCAAAAGCAGGACGCTGAAGCATCGCAGAAGGCGCAGGCCGCTGCCGAGGCCAAAGCGCAAGCCGACACCGCCGCCTACAACGCTCAATTGGCCGACACGGAATCCAAGTATGAAATTCAGCTCAAAGCTTCTCGCGCTGCTGCCGATACTATCGCTGCAAGCCTGCGAAACTACCAGAACCATCGCAGTGCCAACGGTGTGCCCCAAGGTGCCGGAAGCACCAGCGGAGCTGATGGTGCCCCCGGAAACGCCGGAAGCGTTGCAGGAATTGAGGAGTCAACTCAGCGCGTCCTTGAAGCCTGTTCAGACGACGCAACCCGACTCGCCGCTCTCCAAGCCGAGCGCGCCAGTCTCGCCGCACTGAACAAGTAACATGGCACAGAAAACTCTGTCAGAAGCGCTGAAGCAGCAAGCTATCGACGCTTATTTTCAGCACGGCACAGAACAAGCCGCTGCCGACGCGCTTAACCTTCCAGTTAGTACGTTCAAGGCGCGCCTCGCGCATGCTCGCAAAGCCGGACTTGTGGCGCGCGGCAAGTCGCCGGATGATCCGGGCATTTTGAAGTCGCGCATCGTGAAGCTGGAAAAGGATCTCAAGCTCGCGTCGCGCGAGAGTGCCGATGCCGCAGCTATCAAGCAAGTTATAGGTAGTCTCGGCGAGCGCGTCTCCGAGTACAACGCGCCGGAGTGGACGGAGCGCGCCCCAGTGACGGGCAACTCCCCCGGCGTGCCGACGCTATTCATTTCTGATCTTCATTGGGGTGAAGTCGTGCACCCGAAGCAGATTGGTGGCGTCAACGAGTACAATCTGCGCATCGCCAACGAGCGCATGAACTATACCATTGAGACCGCCGTTCACTTGCTGAAGATCCTTGACCCGGCGATGCGATACCCCGGTATTGTGATGCCGCTGGGCGGCGATATGATCTCAGGGAACATTCATGACGAACTCACAGCGACGAACGAACTTAATTCTATGCCCTGTGTGCTGGATCTCTACGGGGCGCTCATTGGCGTGATCACGCGGGTCGCTGACGTATTCGGACGTGTGTTCCTCCCTTGCGTCACAGGCAATCACGGGCGCGACACACGCAAGATTTGGAGTAAGGATCGTCACCATACCTCGTTCGATTGGCTTTTGTATCAGTTCCTAGCGAAGCACTTTGCCGACGACAAACGCATCACGTTCTACGTCCCTGACAGCTCGGACGCGCTGTACCGGATCTTTGACACGCGCTACCTACTGACGCACGGAGATCAGTTCCGAGGCGGCGACTCAATCATCGGACCCCTCGGCCCCTTGACGCGCGGCAACCAAAAGAAGCAGGCACGCAATCAGGCCGTGGACATGGAATACGACCTGATGATTTGCGGTCACTGGCACTCGTATATCCATCTGGAGCGTCTCATCGTGAACGGCTCCATGAAGGGTTACGACGAATACGCCTATCAGGGCAACTTCGGATTCGAGCCCCCGCGTCAGGGCCTTTGGGTCACACACCCGCGTTACGGAATAACCTATCGTATGCCTGTGCTGTGTGAAAAGCCGCGCAAGGCTACAACCTCGGAGTGGGTAAGCATCAAATAACCCCGGAGAAGTTTCACTCATGTCCGCCAAAGCAGACTATATAACGGCACTAGACCGTCCCGCACAAGAGTCAAAAGGCAAGATCCGCACGCACTCAGGGCATTACGTCAACCCTTTGCAGATGCGCGCGAACGATATCTATATCCAAGATATCGCGCATCACTTGTCTCTGGTGTGCCGCTACACGGGCGCGTGCCCGTACCACTACAGCGTGGCGCAGCATAGCCTCTACGTGTCGCACGAGCTGGAGCACCGAGCGGTAGCTGCCACCGCGACACCGGAAGGTGCGCGCGTCATGGGGCTCGCCGGACTACTGCACGATGCCAGCGAGACTTATCTCAACGACATTGCGAGCCCGGTCAAGCACAGTCCGCTGATGAAGTGGTATCGCGAGCTGGACGACGCGCTCGGCAAGATGATCTTCTGCGTGTTTGGACTCGACCCTGACCTCATGGTGCTCACCAAAGGGGTTGACGATGCCATGTTCTTCGCCGAGACCCGTACATGGTGGCAGCGCGACTACAATGGCCCGTTCGTCAATCAGTGGGCTCCCGATTACACCGAGCGCAAGTTCCTCGCACGCTTCAAGGATCTCGGCGGCCGGAGCATCATATGAGCTACGTCCACATCGCTTGCTATTTTTACCTCGTCGGTTCGTGCCTACTGGCAATCGGTACACTCATTACGCTATGGAGCACACCGTGACTCTCTCAACTGACAACATCAAGCGCCAAGGCGTGAAGCTCTGGGATGCCCTTTTCAACTACTTCCCTCGCGCTTGGCTCGCCGTGGTGGACGTATCCATACAGGGCCACAAGCAGCACAACCTCGACAAAGATGGCAGCGGCAAACTGTTCTGGCAGCGCGATGTGTCCACGGACCATCTCAACAAAGCGATGCGCCATTTGTTCGATCACGGTATGGGCACGCCGTTCGACACGGACGGCACGCGGCATTTGGCGAAAGCTATCTGGCGCTTGAGTGCGCAGCTTGAAAATGAGATCCGTGAGTACGAGATCGACAAGCGCGTGGAGGACGATGCAGGGGTTCGCGCAAGTCGTCCAGTACTGAATTATATGGGGCAGGACTACAACCCTAAACCGCTTTCTCTGGCAGCTCGTTGGTCTCTCGCTGGCGAGTCCCTGCCAGACCTGTGAATAGCATCACACTCATTGTCCCCTACTATAACCAACCGGCAATGCTGGCGCGGCAGCTTGATGAATGGCATCAGTATCCAGAGGAGCTAAAAATAATCCTCGTGGATGATGGTTCGCAGAAGCATCCAATTACCGAATACCCATTAAACATTACAGCTTGCTTCCCGCAAGTGCAGATCTACCGCATCAAGAAAGATATTCCGTGGAACCGGGGCGCGGCGCGCAACCTTGGAACGGCGATGGCGACGACTGATTGGGTCATGCACGTTGACATTGATCACGTTCTGCCCGCCCCGTGCGCGCGTGAATTGTTGGACGCTAATCTCGACTTCTCAACCATGTACCGCTTCCGGCGCTTCCGCAGAGGGCCAGCCGATGAAACCCGCAACAAAGACGCTATCCCTCGCGAAAAGACATACGGGGAGATCAAACCACACGGCGACTCGTATCTCGTCTCGCGTGATCGCTATTGGCAAGCCGGAGGATACAACGAGGCGTTTGCGGGGTGCCTTGGCGGTGGCTCACCGTTCCTTGGGTTTCTCGAACGCATCGGTCCTGCAGAAGTACTTCGAAACTCCGTCTTTCTGGAGTGCTTTACGCGCGGGGTTGTGCCAGATAGCTCTGTCACCGGGCTCAGCCGTGATACCTCCGAGTACTCACGTCGCCGCAAGAGGTTCGCACGAGCGGGCACGCTTAAAGGTAAGGGCGAGGCTTTTGCGTGCGAAAATCAGAAGTGGGAGCGAGTGCTGTGAATAGTTGGCCGCGCGTGTTGGATGAGTACAGCACTCTTGATGTTCTGTATAACGGTCAATCTATAGCGCGTTTCGGCGACGGCGAACTAAAATGTGCTTTCAGTGCTGGCTACAGACGCGAGCCCCCTAATCGCAGACTCGCTACGGAGCTAAAAAATATTTTACAGGGCGCTAAGTGCCTAGTTGGCATCCCAACTATGGACAAGAGCGGCCCCAAGTACGCGAGCTGGACGCGCCACCAGAAGCGCTATCTGGAGTTGTTGAATCCGAAAATAGTGTACTTTTCCGCTTTCATCAGCCGCCCGGACTCCGCGCCGTGGATCAATACTACGAAATTTGCGCACACTCTTGTCGACATCTGGCGCGGTAAGCGCGTCGCGGTGCTCTGCGAGCCTACCAACTCACTGTTCCAGCTCGTGCAGCGCACCGCTGGTACATTCTACCAATTCTCTTGCCCAAGCCATGAAGCCTATCAACACATCAAGAAGTACCAAAAAGCAATTGCGGAAGTCCAGCCGGACGTTGCCGTGCTCTCAGCGGGGCCGACCGCGACGTGCCTTGCTGCTCGGCTCGCTGAGGAAGGTATTCAAGCGCTGGACCTCGGCTCCGCTGGTGGCTGGCTTAGCAAACTGGTATGAGCCATACCGTTGTAACGTGGCTCTGGCGAGGATCGAATCTATCAAGGCGAGCATTCGAGCCGGAACATATTAAGACCTTCGCGCGGATGATCCGCAAGCACACGCCGGGCACAGCAGTAGTATGCTTCACCGACGAAAAAATCCTCGATCCGGGAGATACTGTTCACTGGCGTCCAATCCCGGCAATCGCGCGCCATTTGATGCATCTGAAATCGCCAGAGGGTGATCGCTTCCCGAGCTGCTACGTCCGGCTCTGGTTGTTCTCGCAGGAAGCGCACCGCGCGCTTGGTGTTCGCAAAGTGCTGCTGCTAGACGTTGATCTCGTGGTGCGCAAGTCGCTCGCGCCGCTGTTCGATCCCGAGGACGACTTCGTAGGCTGGCTGCCCATCCGCGACTGGGGCTCCAAGATTCGAGTAGGCGGCGGTATCTATCTGCTGCGTCTAGGGACGCGCACGGGTGTATGGGACGACTTCATTAAGGACCCGACGGACGCCATACGCCGGGCGCGGCTCGCCGGTTATAGAGGCTCTGATCAGGCTTGGTTGAGTTATAAGCTCGCAGCAAACTGTATGATCTATCCGCCGTCAGCGGGGATCTATTCGATTAGGGATCTGCCAAGCCACAACCTTATACCGCCGCGCGACGCGCGCTTGGTACAGATGAACGGGCCAAATAAACCTTGGCAGTCAGCGTTGCCGTGGGTACGCGCCGAGTGGCGCTAGTACGACGGAGTGTTTTTGCCCCGTAAGGCTTCTCGCGCGTTATACAGAGCAAGCTCTTCACGGTTCCGGTTGAGCTTGGCGTTTATATCGTTGACACCGCGCTCGATATTGTTCAGCTGAGTCTCGCCAACAGCTAGGCGCACCGTGTGCTCCGCGATTATGGCCCGCTGCTCCGATATAGCAGCTTGCTGCGCGTTCAGTTGCGCAGCATTGTCCTGAATTTGCGACTGCGTATGGTTCCACGCCGTTGAGATACCAAAGGTAATGCTGATAGCAGCAACACCTACAGTACCCCACTCTTTGATGTTGTGTGCAAAGTTCATCATTATGGCTTACCACCTGACGCTATCGAGGCTGCTTTTTCGGTTTCAATCGCAATTGCTGTAGCTACGGCTTCCGCCGTAATGAGTTTTGCTTCTAGAGCGTTAATTTTCGTGAGGAGATCGCTCAATCGACCATCGGTGTTTACCGTGATCTGAGAGAGTGCCCCTTTGTTGTGCAGTCCAATCAGCGCAGCCACGATCACGCCGATTGCCCCAATGCAAGCGACAATGAACGTGGCTAAAACTGTATCGAAGGTCATTATACTAACCCTATCTAAGGCTGTTTTTTCGCTGGCGCGGCCTTCGCCGCTTCCTTCACTACTTCATGCTGCGCAGAAGTGATCTTGTCACCTAGTGCGTTCATTGCGCCGGCAAACTCGTTGACTTCAGAAGCCTGAAGCGTTACACGCCCCATGAACTTCTGGATCGATAGCATGATTATCAGGTCCATTTTTGTTGTCCTTATGCGAAGCCGATCTCGGCGCAATCTATGTTGAGCGTCAAACCCGTGTTTGAAGCACCGCCCGTGAGAGCTGAAGCCGTGGCCGTTCCGTCGAGACGACACTCGCCAACCCAATCGAGGTAGCCATTCGCCGGGACGCTAGCAGCGTTCCACGCAAACTCTGTGCCCGCCGCGTCGGCACCAGCTGCGCCTTTAAAGAGTGACACGAGCAGCGCCGCATTCGTGGTGTTCACGACACGCATATGCCGGAAAAGTATGTACGACTTCGATGGAGTGTAGCCGGTCTCCCCGGATTCGGGCGACGTGCCCGGCTCCAAAAGAGTTGTCGATAGGGTTGCGCTCAACGCGATAGGGGGAATCGAAAGTCGCATGTTCTGCATGGAAATCTCCTAATCCTGAGTGATTACAGGTTGCTGTAGATATTACACTAAGAGTCGATATTAAAGCTATGCCGCATAACAAGGCACGTAGTACGTCGTGCCGTCGAGGATTACGGGCAACCATGTTGCAGGCGTCGTCTGGTTATTCGTACCGGGTTTGTTCGAAGCAGTCATCGAAGCCGTCTTTGCGCCTGTCGTCGCCTGCGTATTGACCCTTATAACAGGCGTACCAGCCGCAATGCCATTCACCACTAAAGCATTCGCACCCGAGACGTTCGTAACCGTGAACGCATCGCCGCTGGTAGGTGCAGCTATGGTGATACCGCCAGTCGCAGCGGCCGTGATACGAACGATGTTGTTTGTGAGAATCTGAAAGATGCCAGCAGCCTGCTGATTGAAGTATGCAGAGCCCCCTGAGTTAACACCTACCAAAAGTCCGTTCGTGGTCGTACCGTTCGAGAAAAGCTCCATATTACAGGCGCGGCCGATCTGTCCATAGAGATCCAGCGCATCGGAACCAGCCACAGCGGTGATGCTTATCACGCCAGATGTAGGTTTGAACGTATGTACGCCTGTCCACGTTGGCGCAATCGCCTGCGATAGCGCGGGCGCTGAATCGGAAGTCATGAACGTCGCAGCAGTGCCGTTTACCGCAGAGAGACCGATAGTGGCCGAAGGATTAGCGCTGATAGCGGTCAGATTTTTCCACGCACCATTGTAGGCGTAGAGCCTATTATCGGTACTGTCAAATACAAACGGAGCAGCGCCAGCATATGTCGTTGGTGCGCCTGTTGGCACTCCAGCGCAGCTAGGTAAGTGCGTGAAACCTCCCGTTGCCGTGGTTGCAAGCGCCACGCCCGTGCCATTGAGCACGAAGTTACCCGCGTTGTCCAAGAGAATATAGTCGATCAAGGACGATGAGCCCGAGCTGCCGTTCAACTTCGTGCTGAAAATCAGTTCACCGCCGCGATCACTAGATGTAGTGCCCTGCAAGATGCAGCGGATCTTGCCCGCGAGTGAGCTGGAGCTTGCATCGGCCCATTGAATGCAGCCCATGAACAGGCTGGCCGCATCGGCCGCAGCGGTTTGAAACTCCAGTGCTGCGCCTGCGGTGCCGCGCAGCGCCATAAACTCGCGATTGGTTGTAGACACGATGATTGACGATGCCGAGCCGAGGTATACGTTTTGCTGGAACGTCGCGATATTGGCAAACACCCACGGCTGCGTGATTATTTCGTAGCTGTTGCCGTCCGCGCCGTTTACTGCCGGCATCACAGGATCAGGATCGTAGTCGTCAAAAATCAACGTGTAGCCCGGGGCTCCGGTCTCGCCGGGCGGCCCTTGAGTACCGGGAATACCGTCGAGACCATCCTCGCCATCGTCGCCGGGCAGGCCAATGAGCCCATCTATGCCATCAACGCCGGGCAGACCTTGAGGCCCCGCAACGCCCGGCAGACCGTCTTCTCCGTCGTCGCCGTCGAGCCCGGGCATACCGGGCAATCCGTCAGCTCCGTCCGTGCCGGGTGCTCCGGGCAAGCCCGGCAGACCGTCTTCTCCGTCGTCGCCGTCGAGACCGGGCATACCGGGCAATCCGTCAGCTCCGTCCGTGC